ATGCGCCCCATGCAGATTTTTTGGGGTGGAATGGAGCAAGCTCTAGGAGCGGCTAGTCATCAATGGGAGCGGTACTCGTTCAGGCGAACTGAGAGTCAGAATAGTTTTTCACAAGTTTTATTTACTGCGTTGGAAATGCCGTTGGCTAAGGGGGATGGTGCGTCCAATCTCACGATGCATCAATTGCTGCGGGTTCTGTATGCGGATCAACCTTCTGTTCATAGCCCGATCTTTCGAGATGATATTTTTGATAGTGCCCTAACAAGAGAGATGGTGGGTGGGTACCTATCAGGTGTATATGATGATGAACTATATTCATCTCAATTAAAAACCCGTGAGCTCGAGGGTAAGCTTAATAAATGTGAGTCTGAGCTCAATGGCATTTATAGAGTGCTCGGTAAATCGGGGCAGACGCCTGATCTTAAATTCTCGGTTGATAAGATAGACGAGCTTAATTCGGTTCGGGGTGAGTTAACTGCGCAGATTGAGAAATTAAAGATCGAAAGGGTGCTTCCGCGTAAAGATGCAAATAAAGCGCGTGCTAAAGCTGATGTGTTGCGAGCAAATTTAAATGATGCTCGAAGAAGGCAGTCGGAGATGGCTGATGAGCTGTCGGCTTTGGAGTTGGATATCGGTGATTCTCTTTTGTTCATTCAGGAAATCGATGCGAGAATCCAAAATCTCGACGAGTCGAAGGAGACTCGAGCGTATTTGGGGAATCTAGCGTTCCGGTTCTGCCCCAGCTGCCTTAGCGAATTGAAAGATGATCGTGTTATGGAGCATCAATGTCATTTATGTACCAGTTCTATTGATAATGGACGGTCGGATGGACAAATGCTACGTATGCGAAATGAGCTTGCCATCCAGTTGAGCGAGTCAAGAAAGCTTATTGGTGAATATGAGGCGAGCGCCGAGGCGTTGCGTCGAAATATTCCTATTGTTAGCGAAGAAATTAAACGTTATGAGCAGGAGTACAAGACGGTTGCGTCATCCTGGTCGAGTGAGGTCGAAACAGTCCTTGAGGAGATGTCCAGAAAACTCGGTGCACTCGATGAGGAGATTCGGCAAGCATACGAACGCCAAAAGCTCGCATCTGTAATAGCTGACCTACAGGCAAATCGTGACTCAGTTACATCTGAATTGGCAGCGCTTGAGAATAAGATTTCTGCACTTAAGCAGCAGCAAGGTGCACGTCAGTCTGAGGTGGATGGGGCAGTCGAGAAGGCCATGACTCGACTTCTTAAGCAAGATCTGCCGCTACAACCGGAATTTATCGATCCGAAAAATATTACGTTTTCGTTTCATAACAATGCAGTTTACGTAAATAAGACGCGAAATTTTTCGGAAAGCTCAGCGGTTGTATTGCGACATATCTTCCATTTGGCGCTCCTTACCGCCAGCATGCAAAAACCCTATATGCGTTTGCCTCACTTTATGATGTTGGATGGAATTGATGATGGTGGTATGGAAAAAAATCGCAGCCATAAGCTCCAGGAAATCATTGTTCACGAATGCGAGACGTATAAGAGCGATTTTCAAATAATATTTGCTACATCTGATATTAGTCCGGAACTTGAGGGGACGGATTATGTTGTTGGTCGTCCGTTCACTTCGGATAGCCGTTCGTTGGATGTGAGGCCAATCTAATATGTGTAAAAACGACGCTCTTGCGTCGTTTTTTTACTACTTAGTCAGGTTTGTTTAATACCCGGAGGTGTCCGCTACCGATCAGGAAATTTCGATAAGACCTGATCGCCACCTCCCACACGGCACGTACGACGTTCGGCCCCGAGTCGATGATGCGGCCTTGCATGTCGATCACCGCGAGCGTTGCAGGCTCGCCGTCCGGTGTCGAGATGCTCAACCCCTGAAAGCTTACCGCGCTGATCGTGCTAGAGATCGGGGCGACGACCTGCACGTCGGCCGTCGGTGTTTTGGGCTTCGGATGTTTCTTCATTGTCGTCGCGACCTCGCAAGCATGCAGAGCGCCGCGCGGGCGCGGATCTCGCGGTCGTATCCAGTTAGCGTCGATCGCCAATTCGACGCGTAGGCCGGCCCGGCCACAGACGTCGACGCGCGCAGCGCGACCTCCGCGTCGGTCGGCCGGACGTATGCCGGGCAAAGGCGTTCGCCGTGCCGGCGCGCGCCGCGGGTCAGGCGGCCGGATTCGACGAGAGCTTCGAGAAGCGGTTTCATCTGTGCGACGTTGATACGGAATTTGCCGGCGACCGTACTGGCTTCGTATTTGGTGCCTGCGGTCATACGCGCGAGGATCTGGTCGGGGGTGGGGCGACGCGTGGTCATGCTGCCTCCCACGCATTGTAGATTCCTACGACACGATTGCACGTCGCGAGGTCAAACCATCCGATGTGGCATTCCTCGACGTTCTCGATACCAAGCTGCGCAGCGAGCCAGGCATACGCGTCGGTGCGCGTCATGCCGCCGGTTTCCCATACCGGGTTGAAGGCGGCTTTGGCGCGCTTGCGGGCCTCGCGCGTGGGCGCGTCGGCCAGGGTGCCAAGAGGGATGCCCGTGAACGGATGCATACCGACGTACGCGCGGCAGGTGCGGCACAGGAAGACCCACGGCCAGTCGCCGTACTCGCGGCCGTAGATCTCGGCGTTGCTCACGATTTCGACCGGGCCGCCGTCGTAGTGGCAGGTTGTCGGTTGCGGGAGGGGATTCTTCACGCGCGCGGTAGCGCGGCGGGAAGGATTCCACGGAGTTTTTTTCGTTTGAGTCGGTTGCATGTCGGGTCCAAAAAAACGGGCGCTGTACAAGCCGCCCCGAATGCGCCGCGCAATCCGAGGCACGGAAGGCGCGCGGCGGTGAGCAATAAAAAGCGGGCGCTCGTGCGGGCCGCCCCAAACCGGCGCGCGGGGTGCACGCCGGCGACCAGATCAGGCGGCGGCCGACGCGTCGGCGCGCACGGGGGTGACACGGCTGTTCTCGATCCAGAACGCCTCGATGCTTTCCGGCAGCGCCTTGGGCGGCGCCTTCAGGCTCATGAACACGAGTGCGGTGTCGATCTGGTTCGTGAAGGCCAGGTCGTCGAGCCAATACAGCAGGCGGTCGCGCTCCTCCGCGATTAGCAGGTCGGCGCGATCGAGGACTAGCAGCCGCAGGCCGGACAGCAGCGTGATGGCGGCTGCAATGTGCGCGTCGGCGCGCCAGCGTTCGGATTCCGACAGCAGGCCGTAGGGGCGGCCGCCGGCGAAGATAGACATATCGGCCTTCACGAGCACGTGGTCCCACTCGCTCATTTCCGCGAGGCCCGCGAGCTTTTCGTTCATTGGCCCGATCGCCTCGTTCAGCAGATCGGCGGGGATGCCGTCCGGCCCGAGCGCTTCTGCGATACGGTCCCATTCCGTCACGTCCGCATGGTGCGCCTGCGCCTTCATTTCCACGTCGGCGGCCGCGGTGGCACGCCGCTGACGCTCGCGAGCTGCGTTGACGTCGGCGGCGATCTTTCCGCGCTGCTCGGTCAGCGCGGCTAGGCGCGCGCGCATCTCGTCGATCTCGGTCGATGAAACGAAGTCGGCCGCTTCGGCCTCAAGCAGGGTGAGCTGCGCCGCGGCTGCCTCGGCCGCGTCGAGATCCGCGCGGCGATTCGCGGCGGCGCGCTCGAGCATCGCGAGGCTTGCCTCATACTCCGGCAGCTTGTCGCGCGCTTCCTCGTCGATCGCATTGCTGGCGCCGACGGCCGACAGCACACCGTGCAGGTAGCGCAGCAGCGCGCCGCATTCCGGGCACGTGCATTCGACGCCGGCAGGCGCAGCGCCGGCGCTCGCGCGCAGCGCGTCCACCTTCGGCTGGAATTCCTTCACCTGCGCGTCGGCGTAGTTGAACGAATCGGTTCGTTTCGCGTGCTGCGACGCGACTGCGCGCAGCTCGGCAATCTTCGATGCGCGCGTGTTGGCGGCCGTGCGGCTGGCCTCCGCCGCGCCGATCAGCTCCCGCACGTCGCCGATTTCGCCGTCGACCGATTCGAGCTCGCTTTCGAGCTTGATCGTCACGGCTTCATCGAACTCGACGCGCTCGGGGCGCCACGTCGCCGCTTTCTGGCATCCGTATGTCTCACCCGTGACCGCCTTCCACGCGGCGCGCGCGGCCTTCGTGCGATCGACCGCATCCTTCTGCGCGGCGTCAAAGCCTGCGCGCAACAGCGGAGTGATCGTCTTCAGCCGAGCGGCTGCGGCGGCCGGCAGCGCGGCGTCGTATCCGAGCCGCGACACGAGTCGCTGGCGCATCTCGTCGTGGCCGATCTTCACGCCCAACAGGTCGTACAGGAACGCGCGGCGGTCGGCCGGCACGAGGCGCGCGAAGCGCTGCGCGTCGAGCACGAGCGGCATGCGGGGATCGTCCGGCAGGCCGCGCGTGAGCTTGCCGGCGGGGAGGGTGATGGTGTTGTGGGCGTCGCCGGCGGCGACCGTGATCTGGCCGCCGGTCGCGCCGACGTTCAGCAGCGCGTCGTACTCCTTCTTCCGCTCGACGCGCGTGGCGTCGCCGGTCAGCGCCAGGCGCACGGCTTCCTCCATGCTGCTCTTGCCAGCGCCGTTCGCGCCCCCGAACAGGGCTACGGGTTTGTCGAGCACAATGTCGGCCTCGCGGATGCCGAGGAAGTTGCGCACGAGGATATCGGTGATCTTCACGCTTCACCTCCGTCGCTGTCGGTCGACTTCAGCACCGTGCGCTGACCCTTGTCGTCCATCGCGCTGACGACGCCGCGCACTTCAAGCGCCTCGATCAGCTGCGCGGCGCGGTTGTAGCCGATGCGGAAGTGGCGCTGGACGAGCGAAATCGATACGCGCTGCTTTGCAATCACGAACATCTCGACCTCCGCGATCAGCGGGTCGTCGTCCGTCTGCTCGTCGTGCCACGATTTCCAGCCCTTGACCCACGCGATGCACAGCTCGCCGCCCATGATCGGGCATTCGCTTTCCGACTTACCTTCCTCGGCGGCGCGCCGGCCAGCCTCGTGCTGCTCGTCGAGCTGCGCCTGCGTGGGGCCGTCGCCGAGCTTCGGCACTTCGCGGAATTCCGCGTCGACGATGTCATCGCCCTCGGGGGGCTGGCCGTCCATGCCGTCGCCATCCTCGTCGGTGTACTCGCGCCCGAGATCGAGCCCGCGCTGATCGGACTCGCCGCGCACCTCTTCCATCCCGCCGGTGTGATCTGCAGGGTTCGCGACGACGACGAGCACGGATTTACCGCTCGCGTCGTACAGCTCGTGCAGGTTCGGCGCAGTGCCACCGAACTTCACGACGGCCTTCACGCCGTCCTTGATCGTGATCTGGTCGAGGTCGCCTTGCACGACGATTCGGCCGTCGCTCGCGATCAGGTGCACGGCCATCTTCACGAGGTTGTCGACGCGCTTGCGCAGCCGGTCGATCACGTCGTTTTGCTTCTTCTCGGAGAGCTTCACCCACACGTCGGGAAGCATCTTCATTTCCAGCGCGACGGCCGACAGCAGATCGCGGCCGATCGTGCCAGCGGTCATGTTGAGGACGTTCTTCGCGTCGTTGTTCTCGGTCACGGTCGATTCCTTATGATGGTGGGAGGGTTACTCAGCGCTGATCGGCGCGCGGTGGCGGCGCTGCGTGCTGGCGCGCTGCTGTTGCGCCTGCTCGTCGGCCGCCGCGGTGATGGCACGCATTCGCGCCGATGCGGCTGCGTTCAGGTCGGCTTTGGTGGCTTCGTCAGATACGCCTGAGATCGCGCTGCGCGCGAGGTCGAGATCCTCAGGGGTGGCAGCGGAGGCGATGTCCTCGCGGATGCCCTGCACGAGGCCGGACTCGTCGAACTCGAAACCGCCTTGCTGGCGTTCGTCCTCGGGCTGGCCTATGCCGTCGTCATGCGACGGCGGCGTAGCGGCAGGCGATTCGCCGGCGGCCGCAGAGGTCGCAGCGGCGGTGTGGGGCTGGCGTACTGTCTGCGACGGATCACGCGCCGCGTCGAACGTGCCGTTTTGCCAACACGGCTGCGGATCGGCTTGTGCCGCGGTCGTGCGGCCGACTTCCTCGGCCGGCTGCGCGCGGCCGGCGCGCATTTCGTCGATGGTCGTGCGGTTGACCGAGTACGAGCCGTCTGGGTTGATATCGACGATGTCGGCGGCTTCCTCGACGGTCGTCAGGCCCATCAGCAGTTCGGGTGCGTACAGCTTCCCGAAGAACGACGCGGTGCGGTAGCGGAGCATGACCTCGGGCATGGTTTGCCATTTGCTACCGTTCTTCGTGTACCAGCCTTCCTTGACTGCCAGTTCGACCGACACGGGCGGCGATTCCAGGCGCGCGTCGCTCCCGCGCTCGAGCGCCCATGCGATGCACACCATGTCTTCGATTTCGACGTCCTGCTTGCGCTCTTCGCGCACGCGGCGGCCGTTGGCGCCGTCCTTCCATTCGAAGAACGTATACGCGACGGCCTTTCGGCCGAGCTTCTGAATGTCGAATCGAAGCGGCGAGAAGCGGCCGCAGCCGTTGATCGCGGCGATGATCCACTGCGAGGACCACGACGGCCGACCTTCGACGATGTACAGGTTCTGCATGACCATCAGCGGGTCGGCACCCATGCGCTGCGCCATGTTGAGCGCGACGACGGCGTTCGCGAGCGCGTTCGGGTTTTCGCGCGTCTCGGTGATGTTGCCGTAGCGGTCGGTCTTCTCGATCGTCTTGCGGTATGCAACGGGCACGAGCGTCGACGACGCGAGCAGGTTCGCCGCGCGCTGCATCAGCTCGAACGACTGCAGCGAACCGAAGCCCGGCGCGACGGCGGGCAAGCTCGCCTCGCGCGGCTGCGGCGTGCGGACGGCTTCGAGCGTGGTGGGGGCGTTGGTAGATGCGTTCATGGTGGCCTCGGAATTCAGTCGTGGAAGATGCAGGTGGCGAAACGCGGGCAGTACTTCTCCGCGCACAGGAGGGATTTCGGGTTGGGGTAGAAGTCGCCCGAGCGGAACATGTCGGAGGCGAACTGGATCAGGCCGGGCGTCTGCTCGGTGCCAACCATCGCGCGCTTTGCGTTTTTCAACGGCGCCGATGCGATCTCGGGCGTGCCCTTTGTCTTGAGCCCGATGATTTCTGCGTCGTCGCCGATGGTGTCGCCGGTCGAATGTTCGTAGAGCAGCTCGTACGTACCGACCTGCGGTCCGTGCCCCTTCGTGTTGGCGGCGCCCTTCTGGACAGCCGATGACCCGCTCTTCAAGTCGGCGATGCCGACGCCGTGCGCCGCCTTGCGCACACGTGCGCGGTCCATCGTGCCGGTCAGGCGCACGATGATCCCGCCGCCGCAATCGATATCCAGCGGCTTCGTTTCCATCTCGACCGCGACGAACTCGTAATGCGGCGAGACTTCGAGGCAGTACTTCGTGAGCAGCACCAGACCGATGCGCTCCGCGTCCGGCAGGCTCAGGTCGTCTGCGAACGGGTTGTATTCGTTCTCCGGATCGTGGAGCTTGTCGATGAACGCGCCGGCTGCGTCGTCGGCCGTCAGGCCGCTGCCCTCGATCCGCGCCTGATCGAATATGGCCGTGCCGGCATGGATTGCGGTGCCGAGCGCGGCGCGCAGGCCGACGACGTTCCGCATTTTCAGGAGGTGGATACCTTCCCACCGGTAGCTGCAGTCAAATAGGGCGCCCCAGCTAGACGCGCGGACGGTATAGACGGAAGATTTCATATAGGAATCCAAAATATCGTGAAAGGTGGTCGGGTGACGTGGCCGGATCGGGTTACTGCAGGCGCGCCTCGCCGATCAGGTACGCGACGTAGAGGACGAGCCCGGCGGCCGCGCCATAGAGCAGCATCCAGAACGTGGCCGCGATTGCGCGGCGGATGCGTGATAGACGTGGCGCCTCTACACGCGGCAGCGGAATGCGAATCGAGTTCATGCGCTACCTCGGATTTCTTGTACGACGCGCTCGGTGCGTGCCGCGTCGGCTTCGTCGCTCGCGCCTACGTAGGCGTAAAGCGCAAGTACAAACGCGACGCACAGGCAGAACGGGCCGATGATGCTGGTGCGCCGGCCGGCCGCCGTGCGCAGGTTCATGCGGCACACGCTGACCGCGGCGAGCATCCACGCGGCGCAAACGATGGTCAGGTCGATCGTCATGCGCCACCCCGCGATGCGGCATCCTGTTGCGCGTCTTCGTCAAGGCGTTGCACTTGGGTAGTTGCGATTGCGTGGGCGAGGCCGCCGACATACGCACGGAATCGCGAGCTGACGAAGTTGTAGAGACTTTCTCGTCCCAATTGATATGCGGAGAGAAGGTCAGCCGCTTCGCCGTCGCAGATCGCGCCGAGGGCATCGGCGAACTCGGTGGCGTCCGGCGCATTGAGCTTGCGCCGCTCGATGACGCTGGCGAGCGAGTCGACCAACTCGGCGCGTGCGGCCGCGTCATCGAGTTCGCGCTCGACGCGGGCCAGGCCGCGCTCGATGAACGCGTCATACGCGGCACTGGTAGCGATGACAGGTATCGTGTTCAGCATGTCGGTCCCGCCTTACGAGTGCAGCGTTTCGGGCACGTCCACGTAGACGAACGTGCCGCATTCTGCGTCTGCCTCGACCGTCGCGACGGCCATCGGCGAGAAGAAGCGCGCGACGCGCGCGCCGGCGGCGGGGTCGTACTCGTCGAAGGAAAAGGTGAATGCGCGGGCGCCGCGGATCGTGAGTTCGAGCGGGCGGCCGGCGATGGCGTTCAGCTGTGCCTCGAGGGCGGTGAGCTGGGTTGCTGCGGTGCTGGTCGTGATCATGTTCGTCCATCGGTTGGGTAGCGATGGAATGGATGGTAAAGCAATGCTTTTAGATAAGCAAGCGGTGCTTTATTTTCTGAACGAGTGCTTTAGAAGCCCAACAGGGGATCGCTGCGGATGAGCCGAGCCAGTACTTCGGCGAGGCAGTAGCGGGTGAGTGCGTCATTGCCTTCGAGATCGCCGGCGCGATTGAAGTACAGGTCGCCACTTGAGATTGTGATGACTAGCTGGCCATTTGGCCCATCAGGATCCGATGAGTCGGTGCGCGGCGAGAGGGGCGCGCGGAACTTAAGCAGCGTTGCGCGCCGGCCTTTGCCAGTGGCCGGTATGGAGGTAGGGCGTGTTGAACCGGAACCGCCGTGTGCGGCCCGGTATTCGGCCATGTCAATAAGGTTCGGCAAGACCAGAAAGACGATCATCGCAGCATAGGGGAAATCTCAAAAACCCCATCGACGATTGGGAATAGCTATTGAAATGGCGAGAAAATAGCCGCTTCCGCGGCTTTGGCGTCTTAGGCTGCCCGAGTGCTCTTCTTCGCGGGCCGGGGAATCATGAACTCGCTTTTCGTTAGATCGGTAGACCCAGCTCCGAGTCGGAGCAGCGCGTCAAGCGCGTTTGCGATGGCCTCGACCTCTTCAGCACTGCGGCCGCCGACCACCCGAATCAGCTTCTCGATCGCTGCGTCACGCGGTGAACCGGCTGATTCCGCCTCATCAATCCCCAGCCACCATGACAACGGACGCCCGGTCAACTGGGCCAACTTCGGCAGTTGATCTTTACCGATGCGCCCGGTCCTTTTCCAACCGTTGACGGCCTGCGGGCTCACGCCGCACGCGGCCGCTACTTCGGCCAGCGGGAGCGGAAGCTCTTCGAGCGCCTGGGTGATGCGGCGCGCCATCTCAGCGGTGTCATTGGTCGACTTCATAGGCAGATTAAATCATTGCTTTAAGATTAGCGGCAATGCTTGATATTGATGAAGCATTGCTTTATTCTTGGGCCATGAACACGATCAAATCCCATGTTCTTGCCGCGGTTCGAGAGGCGGTGGATGTCGCCGGCGGCCCGAGCAATTTCGCGCGAGCACTTGAAGTGTCACCTCAGATGGTGTCGCAGTGGGTCAGCGATAACCCGACGCGAAACCGGCCCGTCGCCGCACGCCACTGCAAGCTGATTGAGAAACTGTACGGTATCAGCCGGCGTCGATTGCGGCCCGACGATTGGCACCGGTACTGGCCCGACCTCGCGGACGTCGTTGAGGCTCCGGTGAACGAGGGGACGTGATGCGCCGCGCAATCCTTTTCTGCCTCGGCCTCATTGCGTCGATCGGCGCGCTGCCGGCGGCCGGCTTCGGCCTCGATCCCATCTGCCTCCACTTCGCGGGCCGCGAGTCGACGACAAGCGAGGCGCTCGTCGTCGGGTTTCTCGTCGGCTTGCTACTCAACCTTGCGCTCATGTCCGTCATGGACGTCGCGTCGAAGCGGAACGGCTGATGGCTGACAAACTTCCGATTCCGCCGGCCGTCCGGTACTGGGTGCTCAATCAGCGTCGAACGATGGCGCGAAAAGCTCGCGCATCAGCGCTACCTGTTCGAGTTGCCGATCAACGTCGACGCCGGCCGTTCCGAGCATTGCTGCGATCAGTGCTTCGCATTGCGATTCGAATTCCGCTTTCACTTTTTCTCGCTGCTCTTGCGAAAGCGCCTGCAGCGAGCTGGAGGCGAGGGCGATGAGAACGGTGATCTCGACTTGATGGTCGGTCTGCCGGACTTCGAGTTCGCGTAGTCGCCGTTCGAGATCGGTCAGATTGTGGTTCACGCGTGCTCCCTTCGTGAATGGTTGCTGAAGTGAAGAGCAACGAGTCTCCCACGTCAGCGAGCACGCCTATCTCGTTAAGGCCGCCTCGGGCAGCTGTGTGTTTCGTGTCCATGCCGCCAGCGTATTCGACGCTGAGTTCATGGGCATTCCTTAGTTTTTGAATTGGTGGTGAACTCCCATGAATCAGCCGATTTCATTGATGATGCGTTCCAGTATCGCGGCAGCGATTCGCGCCGCGCTCAACGATCCGAAGAAGAAGCAACGCCTGCTGGAGGCGACCGGGTGGGACGAATCCATGCCGTCGAAGCTCGTGCAGGAAAAGCCGGCCGGCATCACCCTCGACAAGCTCGACGCGTTGCTCGCCGCGCTCGACCACGTCGTCGTGACGCGCGACTACCTCGACGCGATGTGCACGATGGGGAAGGTCGGCATGTTCTGCGAATGCGCGCGCGCCGGCGGCGGCGAGTGCGGCGCGGGGCGTTGACATGGAAGCCTTGTTCGTGAGCGCGGCGTTCCGCGCAGGTTGGCGTGCGGCGCGCGCCGGTATCCCGTTCCACGAAAACCCGCTTACGCACGGCGCGCTCGCGCGGTTCGCCCGTATCTGGGGTTGCGGGTGGGCGGCGGCAAATGATCGCGAGGTGGCCGGATGGTGATCCGTCGCGAGTACAACACGTTCGGCTTCTGCTGCGGCCTCGGCGGTGGGGCGAAAGGGTACATCGAGGCCGAGTCCCGCGTCGGGAACATGAGTGCGACGTGGCGCTGCATCGGAGGGATCGACAACGACCCGGCCGCGGCGCGCGACTTCGAGCAGCTCGTCGGCACGCCGTGCACGGTGATGGACTTGTTCACGCGCGAGCAGTACACGGCGTTCAACGGGGCCGAACCGCCGCCCGGCTGGAGCGAGGCAACGCCTGACAATATCCGTCGCGCGGCCGGCTACGAGCATCCGCATTGCGTGTTCATCTCGTCGCCGTGCAAGGGCGCGTCGGGGCTGTTGTCGGAGAGCAAGTCCCGGACGCCGAAATACCAGGCGCTCAACGAGCTGACGCTCCGGTGTGTGTGGCTGATGTGCGAGGCGTGGAAGGATGACCCGGTCGAGCTGATCGTGTTCGAGAACGTGCCGCGCCTCGCGTCGCGCGGCCGACATCTGCTCGACCAGATCGTGCAGCTGCTGCGACACTACGGCTACGCGGTCAACGAAACCACCCACGACTGCGGCTTGATCGCCGGGCTCGCGCAGAGCCGCAAGCGCTTCCTGCTGGTCGCGCGCCATACGGCCAAGGTGCCGGCGTTCCTGTACGAGCCGCCGCTCAAGCGCCTGCAGGGCGTTGGGACGGTCCTCGGCCGCATGCCGTTGCCTGGCGACCCGACGGCGGGCCCGATGCACCGCGTGCCGTCGCTGCAGTGGAAAACGTGGGTGCGTCTCGCGTTCGTCGAGGCGGGCAGCGACTGGCGCAGTCTTGAGAAGCTGGTGGTCGAAAACGGCCACCTGCGCGATTACCTGATCCTGCCGGAACGCCGCGGCGGCCACATCGGTGTGGTCGACTGGAACGAGCCGGCCGGCACTGTCGCGGGAGAGTCTCGGCCGACGAACGGTGCCTTCTCGGTGGCCGATCCGCGTCACGTCGTCGGGGCGGCTCAATATCAGCAGTATGGCGTGTTGCGCTGGGACGAAGCCTCGGGCGCGATCACTGCGGGCACGAATCCCGGGCAAGGAACGTTCAGCGTCGCGGATCCGCGCCACGCTGGCCCGGCCAAACACAACAACGAATTCCGAATCGTGCCGTGGGACGGTGCCGCTGGCGCTGTCACGAGCGCGCACGGCACGGGGCAATGCGTACAGGACCCGAGGTCGGGCATGCGCCGCGAGCGCGGCGACGCGTATCTGACCGGCGGCCATTACGGGGTCGTCGGGTGGGAGCAGCACTCCGGCGCGGTGTCTGCGGCCGCGGGCCACGACAACGGTCGATGGTCGGTGGCCGATCCGCGCCTCCCGGCGGCGTCCGACAAGCTCGTTGCGATCATCCGCGCGCTCGATGGAACGTGGCACCGGCCGTTCACGACGCTCGAGCTGGCCGCGCTGCAATCGCTCGTCGAACCCGAGGAGTATCTCGAGCTCGACGGCCTATCCGATCAGGCGTGGCGCGAGCGCATTGGCAACGCAGTGCCGCCGAAAGCGGCGCGTGCGATCGCAGAGGTGATGGGCACGACGCTGCTGCTTGCGGAAACGGGCGAGACGTTTCAGCTTTCGGCGACGCCGGTCTGGGTGCGGCCTGTTGCCGTCGCTCTTTCCGTCGATTCGCCAGCGGAGGTCGCATGATCTACGCCTCGGAGACGCGACCACCGCCCTCGCGGCTTGGTCAGCTCATTGATTTCGTAAGTACACGTCTCAGCGGCAGATGTCACGAGTTTGGCGATTTCTGCGAGAACCTTTTTTACATCCTTGAGGTGCCGAATCTGTGGGATGGGGCGTTCTTCGTTGAGCGCGTCGACGATTTCCTCGTCCGCTTCCATCATCAAAACTCGGGCTTTCATGATGTTCGCGGCGCAGTTTTTAGGCAGGGCCGCGATCTTCTCGATTTCGGTGGGGACAATCAAACCGTCGCAGCGTCGGATTATGACCCGCATCTGCTGCAACATTGCGTATCGCGGTCCGGACCTGACGTCGTCTTCAAGAATCGCCTTTGTAACTGGGTGCAGGCCAAATACGAGCTTGTTCTCGGGCACGTCTTCTCGATCGACGCTCGCGTAACCCGCGCGGATGTCTTCTCGGATTGCTTTGAGCTTGGGCTCGATCCCGATCGCAGCCAATCTTGCGCTCGCCCGTTCGGTCGCGGCGATTCGGCGTTGGTCAGCCACCGCGATTCCGAGCGCGACGACAGCAGCTGCGAACGTGCTGACGGCAGTTGCTGCATTCCAGAACAGAGTTGCGTCCATGCTTTCCCCACTGCGAATTGGGGGAGGATCGTAGCATGACCGAACAGCCGGCGTCGCTCGCTCACATTCGCGACAGGTGGGCGCCATGATCTTCTACAAGCGCTTTCCCGGCGACTACACCCGCGACACCATCCACCTGTCCATGATCGAGGACGGTGCCTATGGCCGTCTGATGGATTTCTATTACTCGAGCGAGAAGCCGCTGCCGCCTGACCGCAAGGCGGTGTATCGCATCGCACGCGCGACCGACCGAGCGGAGCAGCGCGCGGTCGACAGCGTTCTCGGCCAGTTCTTCGATCTGACGGATGACGGCTACCGGCAGAAGCGCATCGACATCGAGATCGAGAAGGCGCAGCCGAAAGCGATTGCGAACCGAGAGAACGGAAAGAAGGGCGGCCGGCCCCGCAAAAATCCGCCTCCCGACAACCCACCGGATAATCCACTACAAAACCCAATGGGTTTTCAGTCGGAAACCCAATCGGAACCCAGCGGACAACCCGCGCTGGTTAACCATAGCCATAGCCATATAAAAAACCTAAGCGGCGGCGGCACAGCAGAGGTTGGTGGTTGCGCGCGCGACGAATTGCCGCCTGCCGCCGCACTGTTCGAAACGCTCGCCGCGAACGGCGTCGACGCGGAGCCGAACGATTCGCGTGTCGCTGCGTGGGTGGTCGCCGGCATGACGCCTGACATGCTCGCGACCGCGATTGCCGAGGCTCGCCAGCGGCGAACGAAGGCGCGGTCGCAGCAGCCCGTGAACGTCGGCTTGCTCGACGCGATCGTCGGCGACGCGCTCGCCGCGCGTGCCGCGCCGTCGGCTGCGACGGGACTGTCGGCCGGGCCCTGGCACACGTCATGGTCGGGCATCGTCGCGAAGGGGGGCCAGCTTGGCTTGGCGCAGGGCGCCGATGAGCCGGACATGGATTTTCGGATTCGCGTGTACCGCGCCGCGGGCGACGGGCCGTGGTGGGACGAGCTCGATCGGCGTTTCCGCTCGCCTGGCCTTGTGCCGGCCGGCGCAATTCTCAACCAACCGAAGGAGGACCGAACCGATGGCCGGTGAGCAGCAACCGTTGATCGCGTCGTCACCCGTGGCACGCCGCATTGAGTTCGTCGTGCCCGGTACGCCGGTCGCGAAGGGCCGACCACGTTTCGCGCGCCAAGGCGCGCACGTTCGCGCATTTACGCCGGAGAAGACGGAGCGTTACGAAAACCTCGTGAAGATCGCCGCCAACGTGGCGATGCGCGGCGCGGCGCCGTTCGACGGGCCGGTGCGCTTCGTGGTGCACATCGGCGTGCCGATCCCTGCGAGCTGGTCGGCGAAGCGCCAGGCGTCGGCTGCCGCGGGGCTGATCGGCGCGACGAAGAAGCCGGACTGGAGCAACGTGGTCAAGGCTATCGAGGACGGCCTCAACGGAGTCGTGTACGTCGACGACGCGCAGATCATCGATGGATGGATTTCGAAGCGGTACACGCGCACGCCGGGCGTGCGAGTCGAAGTGATTGAGCTGAATTTGCAGAAGGCGTGAAGGGGGAAACGATGAGCGATCTGGAGCAGTTGATGATGATCCGCGGCGCGGTCGCGATGATGGGACCGGACGAGGCCGCGAAGGTGGAGACGGCGCTGGCCGACCTGCGCGAAGTGCTGGCGAAACATGGCGAATCCGGCATGCTGGCACTGGCGATCGCCGGTGCCGAACTCGCGGCGAAGGGGGCGTGAGTATGTCCGACGTCCAGTTCAAGAGCGGGTTCGACGCAGTGCGCTTTGCGTTGTGCTACTCGCTGCAGCAGTATGGCGAGACGATGTTGGCGAAGCGCTTGCGCGGCGAGTCGGTCGGCACGGGCGTGGGGCTCGTCGGGCTCGACGGAGCCGGGCAGGCCGGCCAGATCCGCCGGGAAATGTGGGTGCTGCCCGACCTACATCTCGCGGTGCTGATCGCTCGCGCCGCGCCGCACGACATCTCGTGCAGCTGCGGTCATGCGTGTTGCTCCGGCCGCCGGCCGAACGCCGAATGGAAGGCGGCCATCCAGTGGCTCACCGAGGCATCGGCGGCGTATGCATCGGGTTTCTCGCACTACCGCGTGCGGCGCGCCATCGTCGAGCGGATCTTCGGCGTGAAATGCAATCTGGCCGATATCGCGAAGGACTGCGACGCGAGCGAGCGCACGGTCGCGTACCACATGGCCGCCGTGCGTCGCTGGCTCGACGGTGACCGGAAAACCGGTGAGCCAGGTGTGATTCAGGTCGCGTGGAGCGTCGTCGAGCGGCGCTTTGACGAGCTAGGTTGGATCGGTGCCGAGGCCGCTACCTGATGCCATCTTCTTGCGGTTGCAGGTTTTACCTGCAATAATCCACCGTATTCGATACACGTCATACGTGCGTCTGAAGCAAAGAAGCCCGCGAAAGCGGGCTTTTTTGTTAGTGCGTCGCAACAATGAGTCTCCAGCGAATCGTGCCTTGCTGTGCCGTGTGCTGATGGTGATTCTGAGGCGGAAGGGGATGGCTGTGCGTAGAAACTTCATTTTGGCCACATCCTTCGCATCGGTAGATCCCTGAATGTGGGGTTAGCGATCCGGGTGAAAGGATTGCGTCAAATGCAACATGATTACTCTGCTGCAAATAATTCTCATTCTTGTAGATGGCCATTTTGGTCTCCAACTCCCGTAGTGGGATTACGATCCTCACATAACTGGATGGCACCGAAATTCAGGTAAACCCGGGCGCGGAGATTGGCTCATTTGCTCCCGTTCACGTAAGCCCGCTTAGTGAGAGCAAACGGGACTTTTCACGTCTGGTCCTTGAATATGCGCGGTTCGCCCAGATGTCAGTGGATCGTTAAATCTACGAGGAGACTCAGATGTTCACGAAGGGTGATACGGTCGAACTGAAAAGCGGTGGCCCGAAGATGACGGTTGCTGGAGTTGTCACTAATCCTGCTCTGATCAAGGCGCTGAAAACGAAATACCCGAGCGTTGAGGTGCCGGTTCAGTGCACGTGGTTCGACGGAAACGTTGTGCAGGAAAGCATTTTCGATCAGGAGATGCTGAAGGCGGTGTGAGTCGCGCCCACGCCGTTCGACTTGCTGTATTCGGCCCGCCCGGGTTCTCCGGAGCGGGCCTTTTTTGTTTGTGCTCTCGGGTTGCGCAGTTTGCTGTTGTGACCGTTTTTTTCATCTATAAAAAAGGTCCAACCTTGCAAATTTCCACCTGCTCGATCGACAGCCTGATCCCATACGCGCGCAACGCGCGCACCCACTCCGAAACGCAAATAGCGCAGATCGCCGCCAGCATTGAGGAGTTCGGCATGGTCGGCGCGATCGTTGTGCGCGACGGGGTGATCGCGAAAGGCCACGGCACACTCGCTGCGATCCGTATGCTATACGGCGCCGGCAAGCGCCTGTATCCGCCGCCTGGCCGCTCGAGCGGCGCCGAGCCGTTTCCCGACGGCGAGGCGCCCGTGCTCGATGCGTCCGGGTGGACCGAGACTCAGTTCCGCGCGTTCGTGATCGCCGACAACCAGCTCGCGTTGCTCGCCGGGTGGGACGACGAGCTGCTGCGGCTCGAAGTGACCGAACTGCGCGACGGAGGCTTCGACGTGGACCTACTCGGGTTCGAGGCGGTCGAGCTCGACACGCTGCTCGGCGGCGGCGCCGCAGGTGCTGCGGTCACCGTGGCGCGCGAGTCGTTGGCCGACAGGTTCCTGATCCCGCCGTTTTCGGTGTTCAACGCTCGCGACGGCTGGTGGCAGGACCGAAAGCGTTCGTGGATCGCGCTCGGCCTCGAATCGGAAACCGGCCGCGACGGAAATCTGACGTATTCGGACTCGTCGCAGCCGCCCGCCGTGTACGCGGCGAAGAATGCATATGCGGCGGCGGTAGGGCGCGACGTGACGTGGGATGAGTTCTACGCGGCGAACCCGGACGTGAACACGCAGGGTTCGACCAGCATCTTTGACCCGGTGCTGTGCGAGATCGTCTATCGGTGGTTCTGCCCGGCGGGCGGCATCGTCCTCGACCCGTTCGCCGGCGGTTCGGTGCGCGGCGTGGTGGCCGCGCTGCTCGGCCGGCAATACGTCGGTTGCGATCTGCGCGGCGAGCAGGTCAGCGCGAACCGCGAGCAGTGGGCGGAGGTTGGTCGAGACGATTGCCCGCCGCCGGCGTGGCATGTCGGCGACAGCCGTGAGCTTGCGCGCCACGTCGGCGACGTCGATGCGGATCTCGTGTTCTCGTGTCCGCCGTATGCCGATCTGGAGGTGTACAGCGAGGATCCGGCCGACCTGTCGAACATGGACTATCCGGACTTCCTAGCCGGCTATCGGGCTGTGATTGCCGCGACGGCCGCGCGGCTACGCGACGACCGCTTCGCGTGCTTCGTGGTCGGGGATGTTCGTGACCCGAAGGGCATCTATCGCAACTTCGTGTCCGACACGATTGCGGCGTTCCGCGACGCGGGCCTGCGCTACTACAACGAAGCGATTCTCGTGACGCAAGCGGGCTCGTTGCCGATCCGTGTCGGCCGTTCGTTCTCGGCGACGCGGAAGTTAGGGAAGACTCATCAAAATGTGTTGATCTTCGTGAAGGGCGATCCGCGCGCGGCCGCCGATGCATGCGGCGTTGTTGATGTGGCGATGCCGGAAGCGGATGAGCTGGAGGAAACGGCTTAGTCGCCATACTTCATGACGAGCGCACGCTGGCCGGCGAGCTTCATCGATTCGACATCCTTGCCGAGCTGCGAGCAGAAGCGCGGGTTCGTGTAGGCGCCGTGCGCATCGAGGATCGCCGCGCGTTCCTCGCCAAGCTGCGGGAAGCGTGCTGCGATGCGGATTGCTTCCTGCCAACGGTCGGCGGCCATGTGCTCGCGCACGATCGAGATTTTCGTTTTCATGACGGGCTCCTGATGAATGGCTGCGACTCTACGCGGAGCGCACGTCGAAGCAAGCCCCATTCGCTATGGCACGACCGAGTTTCAATTCAACGGCTGCACAGCGCGCGCTCGTTGAGCAGCTCGCCGCGTTCGGCATTCCCCAGGAAGACATGGTGATGCTCGTCCTCGACGCGAAGGGCAAGCCGATTTCGGTGCCGACGCTGCGAAAGCACTTCCGCCGCGAGTTGACCGAAGGGCTCGTGAAGGCGAACACGAAGGTCGCGCAGGCGCTGTTCAAGAAGGCCGCCGGCGGCAACGTGGCGAGCATGATTTTCTGGTTGAAGACCCGCGGCGGGTGGAAAGAATCCCCCCAGTCGGTCGAACTGACCGGGCGCGATGGAGGCCCGGTCGAACAACGGACGCACATCGTGGATGAACGGGAAGTCAAAGAGGCGCTCGACAAGCTCCAGCGCGAATACTGAGAGCGTCCACCCGGCCGTCGAGCGTGCAGTGGCAAAGCAGCTGTGCGAGACGGACCACCTGTTCTTCACGCGGTATTTTTTCAAGCACCGCCAGGGCATCAAGTTCCGCGTCAACTGGCATCACGTGCTGATCGCGGACGTGATCCAGCGTGTCATCGACGGCACGACGAAGAATGTCGTCATCAACGTGTCGCCAGGCTCGTCGAAAACCGAGATGGTGGTGATCAACCTGATCGCGCGCGGGCTCGCGTTGAACCCGTGGGCGCGGTTCCTGCACATCTCGTATTCGGACGACCTCGCGCTGCTGAACAGCGAGACGGCGCGCGAGGTTGTCGAGTCCGACGAGTACCAGGAAAAGTGGCCGCATGCGATCGCGTCCGACGCGAAGTCGAAGAAGCGCTGGAACGTCGTCGTCAACGGGAAGAAGGCTGGCGGCGTCTATGCGGTGTCGCTCGCCGGCCAGATCACCGGGTTTCGCGCCGGACATATGGCCGAGGGCTGGCAGGGCGCCATCATCATCGACGACCCGCTGAAGGTCGAGGACGCGTACAGCAAGACGTATCGCGACAAGGCGAATCGAAAGCTGCTGTCCACGGTAAAGAGCCGGAAGGCGATCCCCGACACGCCGATCATCGTCATCATGCAGCGCCTGGCCGAGGAAGACCCGACCGGGTTCATCAAGCAAGGCAACCTGCCGGGCGAATGGGAGTATGTGGAGATCCCGGCGCTGATTACCGACGAATACGTCGCCGCGCTGCCGGAGCACGTGCGGAAGCTGGTCGAACTGTCAGAGAAGGATGCCGACGGTCGCTTCAGCTATTGGCCGTACAAAGAGCCGCTGTCCGACCAGCTCGAAATGGAGCGCGTCGCGCCGTATGTGCACTCGGGGCAGTACATGCAGCGTCCGTCGCCGCTCGGTGGCGGGATCATCAAGGGCGCGTGGTTCCCGCGGTACAAGGTGCTGCCGCGCATCCTGTATCGGAAGATTTTCGTCGACACGGCACAGAAGACCACCGAGCGAAACGATTACTCAGTGTTCCAGTGCTGGGGCGCGGGCGACGACGGGCACATCTACCTGCTCGACCAGATTCGCGACAAGTGGGAGGCGCCGGACCTTCGGCAGGCGGCGCTCGACTTCTGGGCGAAGCACAAGCCATACGACCACCGCGCGGGCGGCCCGCTACGCGAGATGGTTATCGAGGACAAGGCAAGCGGCACGGGGCTGATTCAGGACATCAAGAAGCACGGCCTTATTCCCGTGCGTCCGCTGCCGCGCGACACCGACAAGCTGCGCCGGGTGATGGACGTCAACAGCTACTGGGCGGCCGGCCTCGCGGTGATTCCCGAGAGCGCGCCGTGGGTGCTGGATTTCGTGAATGAGCTGAACGCGTTCACGGCGGACGACACGCACGCGCACGACGACCAGATCGATCCGCTGGTCGATGCGACCACCGACATGCTGGCGAACGCCTCCGACTGGAGCGCATGGAACTGACGAATGTTCGAGAAATTTAAGGTGCCGTTCACACGGCGCAACGCGCGCGTGCGCACCAGTGACGCACTGTCGAATCTGGTCGCCGGCATGATGACCTCGCGCGATAAGCGTGCGCATAGCAAGTTCCGGCGGGGCGACAACATCGACCGCGAGGAACTTACAGTCATGTACCGCCACAACTGGCTCGCGCGGAAGATTGTCGACGCACCGGCCGAGGACATGACGCGCGAGTGGTTGCGCCTCGAGACCGATGACGAGGGCGCGAAGTCGAAGCTCGAAAAGGCCGAGAAGCGCTATGGGGTGATCGCGCGCGTCGGCGACAACCTGAAGTGGGGGCGACTGTACGGCGGATCGGCGCTGTATATCTCGATCGCCGGCGACGATCCCGCGCAGCCGCTGCGCGTGGATCGGATCCGCAAGGGCTCATTGCTCGGCTTTGTCGTGCTCGACCGGTGGCAACTGACGCCCGACACGCTGCTGATGCAGATCGATTTGGAGCGCCCAGACTACTGGCGGCCGTCGCGGTTTCGCGTCGCCAACACGAGTCAGTCGATCCACAGTAGCCGTCTCATTTTCGCGGACGGTGCGCTGTTGCCGTGGGACGAGCTGCGCCGCAACCAGTACTGGCACGACAGCGTGCTGCAGGCCGTGTACGACGAGCTGCGCAATGATGAAACTGTCGCGGGCGCAACGGCGTCGATGATGTTTGAGGCGATCGTCAATGTGTTGCAGGTCGAGGGGCTGCGCGACATGCTCGCGACCGACGAAGGTACGGAGCGCGTTCGAAAGCGCTTCGAGCTCGTCGCGCTGATGAAGTCGTTTGTCGGCATGACGCTGCTCGATAAGAACGATCAGTACGAGCAGAAGGCGATCTCGTTCTCTGGCATCGACGGCATCGGCGCGATGTTCCAGCAGCGCGTGGCGGGTGCGTCCGATATTCCGGCGACGCGGCTGTTTGGCCAGGCACCGAAGGGAATGAACGCGACGGGCGACAGCGACATCCGCAACTATTACGACGGCCTGAAGGCGCGGCAGGAGCAGGAGCTGCGGCCGCAGGTCGAGACGATCTACGACGTCATGTCCATGTCGGCGCTCGGTCGCCGCCTCGACGATCTTGTGATCGAGTTCAACCCTCTGTGGCAACTGTCCGAGGCCGAGCAGGCCGCGGCCGAGAAGACGCGCGCTGAGACGGACAAGATTTACGCGGTCGATATCGGTCTACCGATCGATCGCCAGATCATGACCCGCCTGCAGGCGAACGACACCTACCAGATCACCGACGAGGACATCAACCTCGCAGCGGAGCTGAACGAGCCGCTTGACGACGACCCGGACGAACCCGATGGAGATGACCCTAGCGAACCTGGCACGCGTGAACCGCGTGCGCCGGCGTCGTCTGTCGCGCGTTCGACCGAGCCGACCAAACCGGCGAGCTGAAAGCTGGTATCGCACGCAGTTGCTGGCGATCGTGCACGCGTGCTCCGACGCGGTGCGCGCCGACGTGCTGCCGGTTCTGCAGCGTGACGAGGCCGAGTACAGCTACACGGCCGACGACATGGCGAGCGCGTTCGTGCGCGCGCTGAACGAGGCGCTCGACGCGGCGGCCGCGCGTGTCGCCACGCACGTTGCGGCGCGTGCGCGGCTGCTCGCGCGGCGCATGACAGAGATCTGCGACGAGAGCGCGACCGAGGCGCTGCGCGCGTCGGTGAACGCGGCAATCGGCGTCGATATCCGCGCGGCGCTCCAGATGCAGAACCTCGGGGGCGTGCTGGAGGCTGCGGCTGCGACGAACGTGCGGCTGATCAAGTCGGTGCCGCAGCAGTACTTCGAGCGCGTCGCGACACAGGTGATGGTGTCGGTGCAGCAGGGCCAGCGTTACAGCGCCATCGTCGAATCGATCGCGGACGAGACAGGTGTGACCGAGAGGCGCGCGAAGCTGATCGCTCGCGACCAGACCGCGAAGCTGAACTCGGGCGTCACCGAGGCTCGACAGACCTCGCTCGGCATCGAGGAATACGAGTGGCAGACGAGCGGCGACGAACGTGTGCGCGACAGCCACGCGGAGAACGACGGGAAGGTGTTCCGGTGGGACTCCCCGCCGCCCGAAACCGGCCACCCGGGCCATGACGTGAACTGCCGCTGCGTGGCGCTGCCGCGCTTCAAATTGGACGACGAGGAATGAGCAAACGCATACAGCACACGTTCGACGCGGCGTTGGGCGAACGTCGGCGCACGCCCGAGGGGTATCTCGTGGCACCCGCGGTCATCGCACGCACGGGCATCCAGATCTATCTCGCGCACGAGCTTGGTCTCGACGGCGATCCGATGCGCGAGGTGCGGATCTATCGTCCACCCGAGGAAGTGTTTCACCCGGATGCGATCGCGTCGTTCGACAACCAGCCGATCACGATCGACCACCCGCCGGACGGCGTGACCGCCGACAACTGGCGCGAACTGTCGGTCGGTCTGATGCGCGCGCCGCATCGTGCTTTGAATCTCCTGAACGGCGAAGCGTGGGTCATGGATGCCGACGCCATCGATCAGGTCGAGACGAAGGTGCGTGAGGAACTGTCGGGCGGCTATACCGCGGTGTACGACTGGACGCCCGGCGTCACGTCGGATGGCGAGGAATACGAAGGCGTCCAGCGCGACATTCGAGGCAACCACACGGCGCTTGTGCGCCGCGGTCGGTGCGGGCCGGTGTGCCGCGTCGGCGATTCACAACCAACCAATCACAAAGGAGCAACAGCAATGCCGATCCAGATCACGATCGACGGCATACCGTTCAGCCTCGACGAGGCTGCGGCTGCCGCCGTGAACAACCTGACCAAGCGGCTGGCCGATTCGACGGCCACAGTCGCGGACCTGAATTCGCGGCTCGACCGGAAGATCAAGATCCGTAACAAGACCATCGCGCTGCGCGACAGCGAAGAGCTCGAGGACGAGGTCGAAGAGCTGGAGGACGAGCTCGAAGAGGCGCAGAAGGACGCCATGACGCCGCAGCAGCGCGACGCGATGGTCGCGGACTGGGCCGAGATGCTCGAAGGCGGCAAACGGCTCGCACCGACCGTCGACTCGAAGGGCAAGACGTGCGCGCAGTACCGCCGTGAGGTCATCAAGGCGCTGTACAGCGACCACAAGCCGGTCGTCGACGCGGTGCTCGGTGGTAAGGCGCTCGACGCGGCAGACGACGCGACGCTGCGCCAGGCGTTCGGCGTGCTTGCCGCAACGGTCGGCACGACGCCGACGGGCGACAGCTACGTGCGCCGCGACCCGGTCATCGACTCGCTGAACCAGTCGAAGCAGGTCAATGACGCGTCTGGTGGCGGAGGCCAGAAGACGGCCGATGCGGCGCGTACCAGCTTTATCGATCGGATGAACGGCCGCGGGCAGTAACGCGGATCACAACCAACCGGAGCAATCCACATGAATCGCATCAATTTGAGCGACTACGCGCCGGCGCAGTTCGAGCGCGGCATTCCGGGCCTGATCGTCGACAACAACACGGCGACGATTTTCAACAGCACGAACCGCGGCGCGACGCCGATCGAGTTCGGCGTGGCCGTTTTCTACACCGATGTCGGTGGCGAATACGTGTTGCCCGGCGACCCGCGCGCGAAGGCGTTCGCGGGGATCTCGGTTCGGCACGTCACGTTCACTGCCAACCTCGAGGGCGAGGTGTTCTACGAGCCCGATGTGACGCTGCCGGCGCTGCAGTCCGGCCGCATCTGGGCCACGTGCAAGGACGGCTGCAACCCGCGTGATCCGGTGAAGTATGCGGGCGACGGCACGCTCGCCACTGGCGCCGGCACACAGATCGCGGGCGCCGAGTGGGAAACGAAAACGGAGCCGGGTCAGGTCGGCGTCGTCGTTATCAACCGTGTACCGGGCATGAAGACGCCGGTCGCAGCCCCGTAAAGGAAGGGAGAGCAACGAAATGGATCGCAAGAAATTGATTCTGGACGGCCTGCGTCGTATGCCGGCGCTGGCGATTGACTCGGAGCCGGGCCTCGCGTTTCTGACCTCGCAGCTCGAATACTACGAGACGCAGGTCTACGAGAAGAAGCGGGAACCGCTCGATTACGAGGCGCTGATCCCGATCTCGACCGAGGCCGGGCCGCACGTGACGGCGATCAACTACCGCATGAAGGACTTCGCGGGCCGCGGCAAACGCCATTCCGGCCAAGGTGGAGATATCCCGCGCGTCGATGTGTTCTACGGCGAGAAGTCGGTGCCCGTGGTCGGCAGCGCGATCGGTTATGCGTACACGTTCGCCGAACTGCGCACGGCCGCCGCGCTGCAGCAGTCGCTCGACGGCGATCGTCAGGAAACCGCGATGAAGGCCTGGCGCTCGCACATGAACGAGGTTGGCCTGTACGGCGAGGAAGAGCTCACGGGCCTGTTCAACTGCCCGGCCGTGCCGCAATCGAGCGCGGGCGTGAACCTGCTGACGGCGACGCCGGCCCAAGCGCTGAAATTCGTCAATGACCAGATCACGCAGGTCTGGACCACGACGAAGCGCAACAGCGTTGTCGATACCGTCGCGATGCCGGGCACGGTGCTGGCGCACCTGTCCAGCACGCCGCGCTCGGACAACTCCGACACGACGATCCTCGAATACATCCGGCAGAACAACATCTCGAAGACCGAGCGCAACATCGAGATCACGTTCCGCGCGGCGGCGGATCTCGAAACGGCCGGCAAGGGCAAGACCAGCCGCATGATGTTCTACGAGAAGTCGCGCGAGAACATCGCGTTCCACATCCCGATGCCGCTCATGTTCCACACGCCGGAGCAACGTGGGCTGGAGATGCTGGTGAACGGTGAATACCGCTACTCGGGCGTTGAGTTCCGCTACCCGAAGACGGCGTTCTACGTCGACGACGTGATGGGATAAGGGGGTGTCATGCTGGACATCAAGAACACGACGCGCGCCAGCTCGGTGATTCGTGGCGCTGATTTCACCGTCGAGATTCCGCCGGGCGCAACGCGTCCGATACCGATCGGGGTGTGGGAAGCCTTCGCGCGCGGGCGCGCCGCGCGCGCACAGATCGCGGATGGCGAGCTGGTGGTCGTCAAAGTTGAAGAGCCGCTCGCGCCGGCGGCGCCCGTGCTGCCGGGGGGCGGCGAATTTGGGGCGTCCACGGGCGCAGGTGTCCCGGAGCAGCCGGAGCAGCCGGAGCAGCCGGAGCAGCCGGAGCAGCCGGAGCAGCCGGAGCAGCCGGAGCAGCCGGAGCAGCCGGAGCAGCCGGAGACGGACGAAGCCAGGGAAGGTTCCGCCGAAACGCCGACGCCGGCGCAGAGGCGGGGCCGCAAAGCGACGTGAGCGCGCGCTCGTCGCGCGGGGCACCGATCACAGTTGCCGACGTCCGAGCCCGGTTCGCCGCGCTGTCCAAGCCGTTCGACGACGACATTGTCCTGCTCGCGATCGGGGACGTACTGCCGTTTCTCGACCGCGAGCGCTGGGGCGGCTTCTACCAGCGCACCGCGTGCGGGCTGGTGATGCACTTCCTCGTGATGGCGCGCGCCGCAGAGCGGACAGGCGGCAAACCGGTGCTCACGGCCACGTCGAAGAAGGCCGGCGAAGTGCAGGCGAGCTATGCGGTGCCGACTGCGCTGACAGGTGATGACGCGTGGCTTGCGGCGACCACATGGGGGCAGGAGTATCTGAAGCTGCGCCGCATCGTTGGTGCGGGAGGACTGGTCGTATGAGCGGATCGAACTTTCCCGGCCTCGACCGGTTGATTGCGATGCTCGAGCGGACGACGAAGCGTGAGGTTGTCGTCGGCTATCCGACGGCGACTGGCGCCGAGCTCCATCCCGGCTCCGGCATCACGAATGCGCAGCTCGCCGCGCGCCTGTCGTTCGGTGATCCCGAGAAGGGGCTCGAAGCGCGTCTGTTCATCCAGCAGGGCATCGAGAACGGTCAGAAGCAGATACAGGGCGTTCTCGCGAACGGGTTGCGCCGCGCCGCACGCGGCGAAGGGTCGGTCGATGCCGCATACGAGGCGGCTGGCGTGGCCGCTGTCGGCACGGTGCAGGCCGAGGTGCGGAAGGGGAACTTCGCACCGAACAAGCCGGAGACGATCGCGCGCAAAGGCAGTAGTCGACCGCTGATCGACGAGGGCAACCTGATCCAGTCCACTACGTCGGAGGTGCGTGATGCTCGATCTCAGTGATGTCGTAACAGATCCGGACCTCGGCGCGCACGAGATCGCGATCGAGCGCGCGGTGGGCGCGCGGGCGTCGTCTGGCGAGTGGGAGGAAACCTACGAGCCGGGCAGCGTTACCGGCGTCGTCCATCCGGCGAGCAAGGCGCAGCTCGAATCCCGTCCTGAGGGTGAGCGGCATTTTCCAACCATCGCCGTGTTTTCCGGCGCGCCGCTGGCCGCATCCGATTTCGTGCTGCACCACGGCGCGCGTTGGCGCGTCACGGCGGATTCTGACTGGTCCGACTATGGCTATTACTACGCGCTCGCAACTGAACACAAAGCCACTTCGCGACCTCGTGCGGGAGCTTTTGTCGTTACCTGACGGTGCAGTGCGACCGACATGGGACGCTGGGCCGACCGGCGGCGACCCGTTCGTCGTAGTGACGGCGAACAACGACACGCCTATCGGTTCCGCGCACCGGACCTACGACGGCGACCGCGAGGTCGAGATCCTGCGCCGCTCGCTGCTCACCGATGTGCAGTTCGAGGCATTCGGGACGAATGCGTATGCGCTGCTGTCGAAGCTGCAGCTCGCGTTCGAGTCGAGCGAGGCGCTGTCGGCGCTGAGGAACCGCGTCGGCGCCGCGATCCTGCGATTTCGTCCCGTGATCGACGTTTCGGCCGCCATCGGCGGCGGGCCGGAAGAGCGTGCGCAGTTCACGGCGACGCTCGCACACACACATTCGGTTGAGCGGCCGCTGGCGCCGATCGAGCGCGTCAGTGTTTTCGCCCGCACCGACCTGGCCTTCGAGCAGGTCACCATCGAACCACCCCATACGGAGCAATAGATGCTGCCCATTGATGATGTCGTAAATGTCCAGCTCAACACGCAGCCGCAGGCGCCTTCGCGTCGTGACTTCGGCATGACGCTGCTGCTCACGCCGGAGGCCGGTAACGTGTTCAACGACACGAGCACCCTGTACATCGATGCAGGGCTGCAGTCCGACGTCGAGGCCGCGTTTGGCACGAATTCGGAAACGGCGCGGGCGACGCGGCGATTCATGGCGCAGCAGCCGCGCCCGAAGCAGATGATGATCGGCCGATGGCTGAAGACCGACCGCTCGCTGCCTGCGACGGCCGCCGCGCTGATCGGGTCGCCGGTCACCGCGCCGCTGTCCGAATTCCGCAGCGCGAGTGCCGGCTATCTGACCATCACCCGTGGTGATGTCGCGACGCAAATCGGCCCGCTGGACCTGACGAACGTCGCAACATTTGCGGATGTCGTAGACGCGATCAACGCGGCGGCCGACGAGAATGTCGGCTGGGAATGCTCGTTCGACGAGACCGGCAACCGGTTCGCGTTCACCGCGGACGAAGCCGGCGCCGGCCCGTCATTCCGCTTTGTGTCGGATGACAGCCAGGTCGGCACGTACCTTGGCGCACTGATGAAGCTGGAGAACGGGCAGGGACGCGTCGTTGCCGGCGCGGCCGCCGTCGAGCTGCCGGCCGAGACGATTACCGAGGCAGCCGCAGCGATTCAGGACAAGCAGCCGGGCTGGTACGCGCTGGCGGTCGCCGCGCAACTGAGCGACGACCAACTGAAGGAAGTGTCGGATTGGACGCAGGCCGCGCGCGGCAAGATCTTCGGCGTGACGACCACGAATCCGCAGCACATCGAGTTCGCTGCAGGTAACGTGTTCAAGCGCCTGTACGACAAGAGCAACTACCGGACGGTCGCCACGTACGACAAGACTGATCCGTACGCGATTCTGTCGTTCCTCGCGCGCGGGCTGTCGGTGAACTTCGCGGCGAACAACTCGACGCTGACGATGAAGTTCAAGACGCTGCCGACGGTCGAGGCCGACAACCTAGGGCTCACGGAGGCGAACAAGTGCCGCCGGCTCGGCCTTAATTTCTACACGTATTTCGATGAAGCGGCGATGGTGGCCGAGGGTACGGTGGTCGGCGGCCGCTTCTTCGACGAGATCCACATTCTCGACTGGTTCGTCGACGCGGTGCAGAAGGAGGTTTTCGCCACGCTATACCGCAGCCCGACGAAGATTCCGCTCACGGATCTCGGCACGCCGCAGGTCATCGCGGCGGTGGAGCGGGTGTGCAAAGAAGGGCGAAAGAACGGAGCCTTCGCACCCGGCGTGTGGAATGGCGATTCGTTCGGCACGCTTGCGAAGGGCGACTATCTCGAGGACGGGTTTTACGCCTGGTGCGACAGCGTCGACACCCTGTCAACAAGCGACCGTGAGAAACGGAAGATGCCCCCGATCCAGACCGCACTCAAGCTCGGCGGCGCCGTGCACGGCGTCGATGTGATCGTCAACTTCGACCGCTGATCGGTCGGTTCCTCAACGCCAGCCCCCCGCTTCGGCGGGGGTTTTTATTGGAGCCTGAGAAATGGCAGTTTTTGACCCGAAACAGGTTTCGGTTCTGATCAACGGTGTGCCGATCGACGACTGGTCGGATGGCGCAGACGTCATCCAGGCCGAATACAACACGGACGCGGGCGCTACCACGATTGGCGCGAACGGCAAGGGCGTGTTCGTCGCGTCGGCAAACCAGTCCGGCAAGGTGACGCTGAAGATCAAGCAGCACAGCCCGGACAACAAGTACCTCAACGGGCTCCGAACCCAGCAGGAGACGCGCCTGAAGTCGTTCACGCCGCTCGAGCTGAACATCCGCGACCTGCTCAATGAGGACGTCGTGACGGCCAGCAAAGGTTTTTTCACCACGCGTCCCAAGTTCGCGCGCGGTGACGGCCACAACCCGACCGAATGGGTGATCGAGTTCGAGACACTCAATATGGAACTGGAAAAGGGGCTCTGGAACTGATGGAAAAGCAACACGAGATCGAACTGGACGACGTGCGCTACGTGATGACGCCGGCCGACGCGGTTGCCGCGTGGAACGCGCTGAAGAACGCCGGTGCGTTGCTGAACGGGATGAAGGCCGGCGGCTTCGGCTCGGCCGACGACGTCGACGCGACTGCAATCGCGACCACCTGCATTTCCACGATCTTGTCGAACCTCGGGCGGCCCGAGGTCGCACAGCTCGAAAAGATCGTGTGGGCATCGACGGTCGCCTCGGTCGGCGGTCGCGAATACCGCATTCGCGACAAGTTCAGCGAGCATTTCAACGAGCACCGCGGGCACATGCTCCCGCTGCTGATGGCCGGAATTAAGTATCAGTTCTCCGATTTTTTCGGCGCAAGCGCCTTTTCGAGTCTCTTCCGGGATCTGATGGCGCGATTCCAGAAAGGGAAGACGACGGAATCGACTGGTTCGTCTGGGGGCCAATTGCCCGACGATTTAATGGCGTAACACTCGACCAGCTGCGCACGGTGTACACGCTCGCGGACCTGTGCGATATGCACGAGGCGATGCGGGCGTGGGACCAGGCGGAGGACGTGGCCCGGCGCGAGCATGAAGCAGAGACGAAAGCAGGCAGGAAGCGATGACTCTTGACGAATTCGTGGTGAAGCTAGGCGTCGCGGCCGACGTGAACCAAGCGAAAGCCTTCCGCGAGCAGCTGTCGGGCATCGTCACAGTCGCCGGCGCGGCCAGCGCGGCCGTGGCCGGACTGGCCGCTGGCGTGACGACATGGTTTGCGAAAGCGCTGGATGGTCTCAACGACCTGAAAGATCTGGCAAGCGAGACGGATGAAAGCGTCGAGTTTATTCAACGCCTCGGCTACGCGGCCGAGCAGAGTGGATCATCGCTCGCTGGCGCAACAGCTACCGTCAAGGGCGTGTCGAAGGTGATCGGTGAGGCCGCTTCCGGCGTTGGCCGCGGCGCTAAGGCGTTCGAGCAATATGGATTGAAAGCGAAGAACGCGGACGGAAGCGTCAAGCGGTTCTCCGACATCCTCGGAGACGTGCAGGACAAGATGGCGAAGATGTCGTCGCAGGAGCAGTCCGCGTTCCTTTCGAAAATCGGCGTTGACGCCTCATCGATCCAGATGCTTCGACTCACCCGCGACGAGTTGCACGCATTGTTCGATGAGGCTGACTCGTGGGGCGTATCGACTACGGAGCAAGCGGAGGCAGTCGGCGCGTGGAAGGATCAGATGGCCGACCTCGCGTTCGGGTTTGATGCGCTGCGCACTGACATTGCTGTCGGCATCCTGCCGCAGTTGAAGGCGCTGACCCAGGGCCTGAAGGATCTGATGCGGAACAACCGCGCTTTGATTCAGGAGGGCATCAGCCGGTTCATCAAGGTCGTGTACGCGGTCGGTCAGGTGCTTGTAAACGTGTTCCGCTTCATCGTGCGCGTGACCGACGGTATCGGTGGCATGCGCGTCGCGCTGCTGCTGGTCGGCGCGGCGCTCGCGTGGTTCAAGCGTGCAGCGCTGCTCGCGTTCGCGACGAACCCCGTGTTCTGGCTCGTTGCGGCGGTCGGTGTGCTGTTGCTGCTGATCGACGACTTCATGACGTACCTCGACGGCGGCGAGTCCCAGTTCGGTGAGTTCTGGGAGTCGCTGCGCGAGCCGATCGCAGTAGTGCGCGCTGAGATTGAGGCGTTCCTGCGTGACCTTGAGCGTTGGTGGGAGCGAAACGGGGAGACGGTGATCGCGATCGTCAGCGAGGTGTGGGATTACCTGCAGCTCGGGTTCGCGCAGACGGTCGCGGTAATAGGTGCAGTGCTTGGGCAGCTCTGGGATCTGTTCTCGACGGCGTTCGGTGTGATGGCAGACCTGCTTGACTGGTTCTTCGCCTTCTTCACGGGCGACTTCGAGGCTGCCGGCGAGGCCGTCGATCGGATGCTTAACCGCGTCGCGGATCTGTTCATCAAGACATTTTCGCGCATCGGTGACTTCGTGCGCACCACGATCGAGCGGATCAAGAAATATTTTCCGAGCCTTGGCGCGCTGATCGAGAAGACGATCGGCGCGGTCGCTCGCCTGTTTGGCGGTGGCACCGTCGACGTGAACGGTTCCGTTGCCGGTGCCGGCGCGATCGCCGATGCCGCACGCGCAGCGGCCGCTATGCCGAAGCAAGTGCAGAGTGCGTCTGCGGGAGCGGCGCCGATCGCCGGCACGCCACGCGGGATGACGAACAGCCGTACGGTCAACGCGAACGTCACGAACCACACGACCGTCAACGTGCAGAGCGACGACCCGCGCGCGACTGCGCGCGAGCTCGAAGCGATGCAAAAACAGCAGAACCGCGCGGCGATTCAGAATGCCGCAAGCGCGGTTGTCGGCTAACGGGAGAGGGTAATGGCAGTAGGCGCGCAGGTGCTGCGGACGGCGATCGGCACGATCACGCTCGACGTTGTGCAGGAGGAGTCGCATACGAGCGATCTGGAGATTACTGAGAACCCGGTCGAGTCGGGTGCGGAGGTGGCCGACCACGCGTTCCTGAAACCCTCCGAGGTAGTCGTTTCTGGAATGGTCGTGTCGTATGAACCGCCGAGCGATTCGTCGCTGCTGGCGCGTGCGGTGAACATTCGCGGCGTGACCGACTTCCTCGATGTGATCGGCGCGCCTACGTCATTCGAGTCGTTCACCGCTGACACATTGGCGCGCGCGCAGCGCGAACTGACCTCGTTCGCGGGTACATCGGCAAACGCGGTTGTGGCGCGCGTCACACCGCGCGCGCTCGCGCCTTGGCTTCCCGATTTCTCATCGTGGATCGCCGGCGACGAGAGCAGAGGCGAGAACCGGATCGGCCAGATCTACGACTCGCTGGTCGCGCTGCAGAAGAGCGGCTCGCCCATCGAGGTGCAGACCATGTCCAAGCTGTACACGGACATGCTGATAAGGACGGTAGCGATGCAGCAGTCGAGCATCCACGGCGCCGTGCTGACCGTGACGTGTCGACGCATCTTCATCGTCGAGACCAAGAAAGGCACAGGGTTGTCGGTGCCGAGCGGCGCGAAGAAGTCTGGCCGGTCTGGCAGGCAGTCTGCCGGTGTGACGCAGAAGGGGAATGTGCAGGGCGCCGACGCATCCGGCAAGCGGTCGGCGGTGCGGCAGGTGATCGATTTTGTAATGGGGAAGTGATGATTCGACTACCTATCGATTCGACGCCGCTGCAGGTGATGACCGCCGATCCCGGCGACGGGAGCGCGCTCGCGCTGACCATCCGCTACAACTCGATCGGCGACCACTGGGAGATCGATGTTCAGGACCGGGATACCGATGCGGTGATCGCGCAGGCTGTGCCGTTGGTGCTCGGACCGCCGATCTTCTGGCGCGACCCGGTCGATTTCTTTCTCTGGCTCGAAGACCTGAGTGGCGTTGGTCTCGATCCCATAGGCGGCAACGATATGGGCGAGCGCTTCGCGCTGTATCTCGGACTGAAAAGCGAGGTGAGCGACGCGGCGGCGCCAAAGGAAAACCGGTAGCCGAGCCCCGCGAAAAGTGTGCGGCGTGATGGGCTCCGGCCAATCTGAATCGACCAAACCGGTTTTGGAAAACCGTAAGAAAGCCCCCAAATTTTCGGCCGTATGCTTTCGGGAACCGCCCCGGAGCTGCGCCGCACAAAAGCGAAAGCCCCGGACTGTTGGCGCAGCCGGGGCTTTCTGTTGTTCACCCCTTGACACCGCAAGAGGCAAAACCTTGTTCAAGTATACGCCGAAGCATCGGCTGAAAGTGGAGGGAAAGATGAACGCACATGATGCAGGAATCGTTGGCCGGCGATTGGCGCTCGCAGCGAATATTTGCGCGCTCGGCGTGCTGCTGGCGGGCGTCGCTGCTGTCCTAAAAGTGGCTCTTTGATGGCGGCGCCATGACTATCCAATTCGGCCGCCGGTGGCGGTTGGAGATCGGCAATCGATCGGAGTCGATCGCGATCGAGTCACTGCGTGTCAAGTTCGAGATCGTGAAAAGCCTCGACGAGAAGCCGAACCCGGCGAAGCTGTCCGTCTACAACCTGAACCGCGACCACATGACCCGGCTCGTCTCGAAGGGGTTCAACCTCGCGCGCCTGTCGGTGGGCTACAACGAGCTGCGGCTGCTGTACCAGGGCGACATCCTGAAGCCGTCGACGAAGCGCGACAAGGCGGACTGGATCACCGAGTTCGAGTGCAGCGATGGCGGCATCGACTACGCCGGCGCGCGCGTGTGGACGACGTTGCAGTCCGGCGCGACAGATGCTGACGTGCTGGCCGAGGCAACAAAGGCCATGACGCGGACGAAGGCCGGTGTCGCGGATCTGGCGAGCGCGCGCACGCTGCCACGCGGCAAGGTGCTGATGGGCAATGCGCGCGATGTCGTGCGCAACGTCGCGCGCAACAGCGGCGCCGACTGGTCGATTCAGGATGGCGAGCTGCTCGTGCTGCCGGCCGACAAGGTGCTGCCCGGCGAGGGCTTCGTGCTGTCGCAGGACAGCGGGATGATCGAAAGCCCGAAGGTTTCGGACAAGGGGCTGGAGGTGAAATGCCTACTAAATCCGGCGATTCGCGTCGGTGGGTTGGTGCGCGTCGTGTCGATGATCGAGTCGTACAACGGTGATTACAAGGTCGTGCAGGTGAAGTACGTGGGCGACACGCACACGGCGGACTGGTACAGCGATCTCGTCGTGCGCGGCGGGAAGTTTCAGAAGGTCGAGAAGCCGAAAGCCAGCAAGGGTAAGACGAAGAAGGTGGGGGGCGGCGACGATGGGGACGTTTGACGAAGAGATGCCGTCCGGGGAACTGGCGCGTGCACGCGAGGTGCGCGGCGAGCTGCTGAAGGTTCGGACGGCGTTTCCAGGCATCGTCGAATCGTTCGACGGGGATACCCGTACGGCGACAGTTCGCCCGGCGATCGACGCGCTGCTTGCCTGCGGCGACGGTGCGGAGCTGCCTCTGCTCGTCGATGTGCCGGTGTCGTTCCCGACGGGCGGCGGGTTCGTGATCGAGTGGCCGCTGAAGCGCGGCGACGAGGGGCAGGTCACGATCAGCGACCGGTGCATTGACGGCTGGTTCGTCTCGGGCCGCAACGGGCCACCGCTCGATCTGCGTATGCACGACCTGTCCGACGCGATGTTCACGCCGGGCATCCGGTCGCGGCCGAACGTACCGGGCGGGTTCGACATGGACGCGCTGGTGTTGCGCCAGATTGACGGGCCCGCGCGGTTCCGGATGAGCAGCGACGGCATCATCGAGCTCGACGGCGCGCTGTTGCGCGTGAAGTGTCCGGCGATCTTCGAGCAGTTGCTCACGTACCAGGCGGGCATGGCCGGCGAGGGCGGAGGTGCCGGTACAAAGATCACCGGCAACATCAACCACAGCGACGGCACGATCACGTCGAACGGCGTCACAGTGGACCAGCACCACCATCGTGATTCGATGGGCGGCGACACGGGAGGGCCCCAAGGATGAGGGTAAGACGACTCGACGCCAACGGCGACTGGACCTTTGGGCGCGGCCGTGCCGATTACGCGGACCGGTCGGAATCGGTTGCGCAGCGCGTCGTAACGCGGCTGCGCTCCTTTCGCGGCGACTGGTTCCTCGATCTCGACCACGGTATCGCGTGGATCGAGCGCATGGAGCGCGGCAACGAGCGCCAGCGGCTCGAAGACGATGTGAAGCGCCAAATCCTCGGCACGGACGGCGTGGAGCGCATCCTCGCGTTCGATATCGCCTTCGACGGCAAAACACGGCGCATGGCCATCAGTGCTTCGCTGCGCGACATCTACGGCAACGAATTCGATATCAGCACGCCGGTCGGCGTCTGACCTCCGCGCGCGCGGCGCGCACTTCTCCAGCAGGACAATTCATGGGGCAACTTACACCGCAGGGCTACATAGCCGAGCGGCTCGACGCCATTCTCATGAGGATGGAGGCCGGCCTTCGGCGCATCTACGGCGAGGATATCGACCTGAGCCCGGACAGCCCGGACGGCCAGGCCGTTGGACTGTTCGCGCAGGGCCTGGCTGACATCAACGAGCTCGGCGCCGCAGTCTACCGGGCGCTGGACCCGGATTACGCGGGAGGGAAGTGGCTTGAGCAGCGCGTCGCGTACTCGGGGCTGAAGCGCCGAGGCGCGCGATACAGCCGCATGCCGAGCGTAATTCTGCAGGGCACGCCGCACAGGACGATTCCGGCCGGCGCTGTCGTTTCGGATCCGCAGCGCGTGCGCTGGCAGTTGATCAGCGATGTGGTGTTGAACGCCGCCGGCTCTGGGCGCGGCGACTTCCAGAGCGAGGAACGCGGCGGCTTCACGAACCCGATCGGGGCGACACTGAAGATCGAGACGATCGTGAACGGATGGGATTCGGCAACCACGTTCACGGCCGCCGAACTCGGTGAAGCTGAAGAACTCGATCCGGAGCTACGCGCGCGCGGCGCGCGCTCGCGAGCACGGTCAGCGCAGAACTCCGCGGAGTCGATCGAGGCAAAGATCAGCGAGCTACCTGACGTCCGGGAGGTGATCTGCCTTGAGAACTGGACCGACGTGACGGACGAGAACGGGGTGCCGCGCAAGAGCATCAACGTGATTGTCGACGGCGGCGACGACGGAGCGATTGCGCAGATCATCTTCGACAACAAGCCGTCCGGCACGGGTATGCGGGGCGATGTCGAACGTGTTGTCATCGACAGGAAAGGGCGCGAGCGGATGGTGCTGTTCGACCGTCCGGAGATTATCGACTGCACGGCCTATCTGGAGCTTAAGCGCTCCCGCGGGCAGCAGGCCATCGATGAAGATGGGATCAAGACGGCGCTGACGAAGTATCGCTACGGCATCGGCGAGCCGGTCACCGTTTCGCGCCTGTATACACCGGTCAACACGGTGCCGGGTTTCTCTATCGAGACCTTCACCATCGGCGTGATCAACGGTATCCAGTTCCCGAATGATCTCACCTTAGGGCCGCGTCAGCGGGCGCGGTTCCTGCCCGAAAATATCGAGATCGTTCCGCTATGAGCTACGACCGTCTTCTGATCTGGCAATACAAAGGCAAGTCTCGTGCGGTGGCGCATGCGAAGCTGATCGACGACGAGATTCGGCGCGCATGGGAGGGCATTGCGGCGCTGCCGGAAGCGCTCGATATCGATAACGCACGCGGCGTGAACCTCGATCTCGTCGGGAAGCACGTGGGCCAGTCGCGTGTGCTCACGGACATCGTGCCGCGCGACTACTTTGGTTTCTTTGGTGAGGGCGGCGGCGGGTTCCGGGTGCAGGGCGCGGGCGGTTCGAAGTTCTACCGCCTCGGCGACCCGCTGAACGGTTCGGTCGAGCTTGACGACGACGATTACCGATTCCTGATCCGCTGCCGCATCGCGAAGAACTTCGTGGTCGGCACGATCCCGGAAATGATGGACGCGCTCGACTTCATCTTTAACGGCCATGCGGATGTGTCGGACAACTACGACATGTCGATCTCGATCGTGATCGGTATTTCCGCGCTGTCTGATTTCCTAATTTACGCGGTTCGAAACCTTGATGTGCTACCGCGCCCGGCGGGCGTGGGCGTGTCGCTTTATTTCACGATCACCGAACGGCCGTTTGGATTTGCCGGCTCGCCTGGCACGTTCGGGTTCGGTGACGGTGCTTTTGCGAGGATTTTGCGATGACGATTTTCGAACGTCCGGACGAGGACGTGTTTGCTGATGGCGCGCGACCGGGTGAAGTTGATGAGTTCCCGAATGTCGCGCGCGGCTGGGGCGTTGCGCTCGACCAGACCGGTGGTAAGCCCCCGATGGAGTGGTTCAACTGGCTCGGTCGGCGCATCGATCGAGCGATTCGTTACTTCATGCAGCGCGGCCTCGCGGAGTGGTCGTCCACCGAGACGTATCCCGTCGGCGCGGTGGTACAGCACAACGGCATCATTTACCGCGCTGACGTTGAGAACGAAGGCCGTGCGCCTGACGGCTCACCGGGGCACTGGGGTGCGCCGTGGGCGCCGACCGTGGCAGCCGACGATTCATCGAAGCGAGTCGTGAATACGGAGCTCCTTGCGAAGAGGCTGGAAAAATATGTATCCGAGGACGATCTCGGTACCTACGCGACGCAGGAGTGGGTGAAGGGGTACGCGGTTAAGGGCGATACCGCCCGCTACGTACTCACTACGAATCCCGACAGAAGCGCAGCAGGGCTTACCGTCGACGGGAAATATATCGGCAAGATCTGGACCGACATGAGCTTCGATCCCGGTACGAAGGTCAACCGCGGCGGCGACACCATTACCGATCGCCTGACGCTCGGACGGGACGGATGGCAAGCAGACCTCGCTCTCCAGAATCGGCGGCCAGGACAAAACGTCACGATGTACATCCGCGCTCGGGACGGAGGCGGCATCGAGTTTATCAACAACGCTTACAACGGCGTCCCGTGGAGCATGAGTGACGCCGGCACGACGTGGCAGGCGGGCAACCTGAATGTGGGTGGGTCCACTCTGCAAACGGACGGCAACCTTCTCTGCAATTTCCGCGGCGCATGGTTGAACTCGATTCTCGATGACCTCTACGCCCGTTCCGAAAATCGAGCAGTTGCAGGCGCGCGCGTACAGTGGGATTCCGGTCTCGCGGAGTTCGATTACGTGGGTTCAGTGAGCAGTAATGTTCATGGACAGATCGATTTGCCCGCGCCGTGGGTTGTGACCGGGATGCGCGTCAATGCGGACAACAGATCGATCACGGCAATTTGGCAGCGCGGCGTCGTCCTGCGAAACCAATAAGGAACGGAAATGGATTTTAGTAAATATACGCATGATCACATGGTGCTTGCGCTGAAACGTATGTATCCAGAACTCGTGCCGGGCAAAGACTACCGCGCGGCTCAACCAGTCGAGCGAAACGGGGGGCAGAGTGGCCCGCCGTTTATCGCGTATTGGGTGAGCGAGTCAGTGCAGCAACCTGAGGATGCCGAGGTGCACGCATTTTTTGTGGCCAATGAGGAGTCTATTCGAAGCGAACACGTGCGGATCTTCCGCGACATGGCGTTGCGCAACTCCGATAGCATGACGGTAGCGCCGCCGGACGCACCGAAATCTGTGCGGACGCTGGCCGAAAAGTGGGTGACGTACCGCGAGAATCTGCGAAAGATTCCTGAACAGGAAGGGTTTCCGTTCAGCGTCGTGTGGCCGGAATCACCGGCCGATCTTTGAATTTTTGACGCACGACGAGGCAGTGGCGTTTTAGTTGCGCTTCTGGTTGCGGTCGAAGTCCTCACGATGCACAAGATATGTTTCCCACTGCTTCACACTCCAAAGGTGCCAATAGCGCGGGAGATATATCATCGAAAAGAATGACATGGTGCGTGCGCGGGGGATTTTTTTACAGACTTTTGTCATTTGCTCCACGCGAAAATGGTGTGCTAACAACGGTATGGAGCAGGCAATTATGAGTAATTCGAGCCAGTAATTATCAACCATATATTAATTGAATGTGAGGGGTTGGATTGGTCAAGGTCCCGTAAATGGTTTGCGACGGGGTTGTTTGAAGTTTCCGTGCCTGCGGGTCTCGGTCATTGTGTCTTTTCGAAAATCAGTATTTGTGTTCGACCGAACATCAGTTTGAACCCAGTCAAGAGGCGGCCAAGGCTCTTTACGCCGGGATAGGTGTCGGCGGTCGTGCCGCTGGCAATCTTGCGTGTCCACAGGAGCGACAGCGGTCTCAGCAACAGGTAGATCGGGACCAGTGCTATGCGCTTGCGGCGATCGATGCGGACATCCTTGAGCGTGCAGCCCATCGCACCGAACACGTAGATCAGTTGAAGCGGAGTGAACGGGCTCACGTGACCACGATCTACGGGTCTTCCGTGTGTCTGTCGTGCGCCACGCGCATCGAACTGGAAGAACGTCCCCGTGAAGAGGAATTGCAGTCGCGAATAGAGATTCGAAATGTTCGGCGTCGACACAATGATCTTGCCGCCCGGCTTTGTTGTTCGGACAAGCTCTTCGATCAGCCCGACAGGATTCAACACATGCTCGATCCCTTCGAGGCACGTGACTGCATTGAATTCGTTGTTCGCAAATGGTAGCGCTGCCTCCATGTTGGCGACAACTGATCCATCTTCTCCGTGAATGTCAGCGCGCGTTACGTCATGTCCTATTGTGGTAAGGGCTGCGGCAAATACACCCGAGCCTGACGGTATGTCCAGTATTTTCGATGGGACTGGCTGATTCGCATCGATATAGCGAACTACTTGTGCCATGTACTCGGTGATTCCATTCCGGTAGTAACTGTAGTCTCGGTGTTGCATGTGGTTCGAATGAAGTAATTTTGCGATTTGAACTGCGCCTTTATATCAGTGTTGATTGCACTTAAATATAGGATTTGTCTGAAATTGGATTGATTTTATTGATGGGCTCGGTGAGTTTTTCGGATCCATTGACCGCCATGGTCGAAGTTGCCGGCCATGGATAAAAGGACGAGGTGGCCGCTCGATTGAGTGGCCGTTTTCATTTACGGTCGCCGCGTGCGGCCATTTTTGTGTGGAGATGTAGATGAAGCTGACTGATCATTTCGCGCTGTCGGAGCTGACGCAAAGCGAGACGGCCACCCGCCGTGGAATTGGCAATTCGCCGCCGCTGACGATCGTCGAGAACCTGAAGCGCACGGCGCAGACGCTCGAAAAGGTGCGTACGTTGCTCGGCGCAAAGCCGATTCTCGTGTCGTCCGGCTACCGTTCGCCGGCGCTGAATAAGGCGGTTGGCGGTGCCGCGAACAGTGCACATGTGCAGGGGCTGGCGGCCGACTTCATCTGCCCCGGGTTTGGATCACCGCTCGAGATCTGCAAGCGCTTAGTCGAGGCCCGGGTCGAGTTCGACCAACTGATTCAGGAAGGTACGTGGGTGCACATTGGCTTGGCGCCGGCCGGGCAGCGGCCGCGCCGGCAGGTGTTGACGGCGCACTTCGGCGGCGGGGCGACGAGGTACTCGACGGGCCTGCCGGCATAAGGAGGGTGCATGCAGTTGAACCCACAAGAAAAAGAGCTTCTGACGCTCGTCACGCTCGGCGCGGTGATCGGCTTGGGGAAGCTGCTCGTCGGTGGCGAGCGGTTGACCGTTCGCATCCTGCTCGGCCGAATGATTATCGGGGCGGGCTTGTCGTCCAGCGCGGGCGCGATCCTCATCATGTTCAAGGAACTTGAGCCGACCGCGCTGATCGGGTTCGCGTCGGCAATCGGCATCCTCGGGCAGTCGGTCCTCGAAGCGGCGGCGCAGCGCTTCCTCGGTCGCCGGCCGGGGCAATCGGAAAACGGCGATGGACGGTAAGTTCATTGTGGCCGTCGCCGTGGCTGTAGTCGTGAGCGCGGCCGGCGGTTACATCAAGGGGCTTCGTGACGCCGATCAGGCGGCTACGGTGGGGGCCCAGGCGACGCTCATTCGCGAACTGGTCGCGGAGCGCGATGAGAGCGACCGCATCGCTCGTACACAACATGGAAACGCTGAAGATGCTGCAAAACAACGTGATGCGGCGCGCGCCGATCTTGCTGCTGCCAATGCTGCTCGTGACGGCCTGCGCAAGCAAGTCGCCGAGCTCGTCGAGCGGGCCCGCCATTCCGCAGCTAAGCCCGGAAGCCCGGCAGCCGGCGACGCCCTCGATCTGCTTGCCGACGTGCTCGGCCGCGCTGACCAGCGCGCGGGCGAATTGGCAAAAATCGCTGACGAGCGCGGCATCGCTGGCCGACAGTGTGAAGCCGACTATGACGCCCTGACGGTTACTGCGCACTAGCGCATGCCGGCGCGCCTCATCTCGTTTCGAAGTAGGTGCATGAGTCGATGCAGTGTAAGCCGTCAATAAACGACGCCCTACCAATGGTAGGCAGAAGGTCAGATGCTAAGTGTCCGCGTGGACACATGCACTCAGACCGTGATGACAGAGAAACAGGACCTTCGAAGCAGACTGGTGGTTGGCCGCAGACGGGATGGCCGGCGGGAATTTGATGAAGATGCCGTGCGGGAGCTGGTCGAGTTTTGCCTGAGGCCGGGGGTATCGATCGCCCGGGCGGCCATGGACCATGACGTTAATCCGAACCAGTTGCGTCGCTGGATCTCGCGCCATCAGCAGCATACGCTGCAAACCCCGACGAGGCCGGACCCGCTGGTGATCGACGGCGTATCGATCGACATTCCGGGCACTGCACATCGGGTTCCAATGAGTGAAGCGCGAGCATTCGTTCCTGTCGTCACGACTGCGTCGACTGTGCCTGCCGCTTCCCCAGTATTGCCACCAGCCCCGTCGTTGATGGCGCTCTCGTTACATGTGCGCTTGTCCAATGGTGTCGAATTCGATCTCGGCGAGGCGAGTGTCGATGAGCTGGCCACGGTGATCCAGATGCTCGGGAGGCTGCCGTGTTCCGGTTCGACGAAGGGCTGAAGGTCTACCTGCATCGCGATCCCGTCGACTTCCGCATGGGCATCAACGGGCTGTCGATCCTGGTCGAACAGGCGATGCGCCTGAACTCAATGACCTCGGCGCTGTTCGTCTTCGGCAACCGCCGTCGTGATCGAGTCAAGATCCTCGGCTGGGGCGGCAACGGCTTCTGGTTGCTGCTCAAGCGACTCGAAGCCGACCGCTTCGTCTGGCCGAACGGCGGCGACACGATCACGCTCAGCACTGAGCAGTTGCACTGGCTGCTCGACGGCATCGACCTGGCCGTGATCCAGAAGCATCCCCAGCGATATTACGCGCGGATGAGCTGAACACTACGCAGATGGCATGGTCTAATCGGCCATGCCGAATAGCCCCGTCATGTTGAGCGCGGAGGAATACGAAGCGCTGATTGCCGCGAGCGCCGAACGCGACGCGCTGCGCGGTGAGCTTCGACTCGTGACGGCCCAGCGCGATCTGGCCGAAGAGAAGCTGCGGGCCTACAAGCACGAACTGTTCGGTGCCTCTAGCGAGGCGCGCCATGCCGACCAACTCGGCCTGTTCAACGAAGCTGAAGCATTGGCCACCACTACCGATGCGCCCGCGCGCGAGGACGCGCCCGGCACGTCTGTCGCCGCCCACACGCGAGGCAAGCGCGGACGCAAACCACTCGATCCGAACTTGCCGCGCGAGGTCGTGCGGCACGAACTACCCGAGTCTGAACGATTCTGCGCGCATGATGGCCAGGCTCTCGTCGAGATCGGCGTCGAGACGAGCGAACAGCTTGACGTGATTCCCGAGCAGGTCCGCGTCGTTCAGCACCAGCGCGTCAAGTACGCGTGCCCGTGCTGTGATCTCGGCATCAAGGTCACGCCGGCGCCAGCGCGTATCATCCCGCGCGGGTTGCTCACGGAATCCGCGCTGGCGTGGATCATCACTGGCAAGTACCAGTACGGTATGCCACTGTATCGCCAAGCCACGCTGCTGCGTCGCTTCGGCGGCGACATCTCGTCCAACACGCTGGCCGCCAGCGTGGTGCGGGTGGGACTGGCCACGCAGCCGGTGATCAACCTGATGCGCGACGCGCTGCTCGAGTCGGACCTGATCTACGGCGACGAGACAACGTTCCAGGTGCTGAAGGAACCGGGACGAAGGCCGCAGGCGAAGAGTTACCTGTGGGCGCAGGTCAACGGCTCGGGGCCACCAGTACGGATGTTCTCGTACTCGCCGGGGCGCGGCGCCCAGCATGCGCAGAAGCTCTATGCTGGCGTGCAGCCTGGCACCGTGCTGATGACTGACGGGTACGAGCTCTACAACGGAATCGCCCACGATCACCAGCTCGTGCATCTCGGATGCTGGGCACACGTGCGCCGCAGCTTCATCAAGGCCGAGGAGTCGGTGCCGAAGGCGGCACGCTCGCCGGATCTGCTGGCCACGCGCTTCGTCGTGCTGATCGGCAAGCTGTTCGCGGCCGAGGTGCGCAGCGCGAAGTGGAAGTCTGAACGTCGGCAACGACTGCGCGCTCGGTACAGCGCCCGCGTGCTCGCCATCATCGAGCGCATGCTGGTTGAGCATCTGCCGGGCGTCGTGCCGTCGAGTCTGCTCGGCAAGGCATTGCAGTACATGAGCGGACAGTGGCCCAAGCTGGTCCGATACGTCGGTAACGGCAACTGGCCGATCTCGAACAACCTGTGCGAGAACGCGATCCGGCCGTTCGTCGTCGGCCGCAAGGGCTGGCTGTTCTCCGATACTGTCGCTGGCGCGCAGGCCAGCGCCAACCTGTACTCCCTCGTCGAGACGTGCAAGGCGAACGGCGTCGAGCCGTATCGCTATCTGGTCTGGCTGTTCACCAGGTTGCCGCTCGCCGCAACCGCCGACGACTATGCCGCCCTCATGCCATGGAGCATGCCTGCCACTCCCAACCTCTGATGGGCGTCGTTAAAAGACCGCATACGATGCAGTTGGCCCTGCGCGCCGGCCAAGTCCCCCTTGTTGGCGATGTTCGTGTTGGTGTACTCATACCATTCCTCGATCCGCTCAAGCGATTTGCGAAGCGCTCGAATCTCAAGAATGAGCCAGCGCACTTGAAGATCGGTGTACTCGCGCCACAGGACGCGCAGCTCGGCGTCGGTTGGGGCGTCGAACTCCGGCATCATTGGCTTGATCTTGAAGCGTGGATCAGTGAGCGGCACGCGATTGCGATCGATCCGCGTTGCCTCGATGGGGTGGCAAGGGGCCAGGAAGACCGACCTCTCGTCGTTTTCGATCCAACATTCAAATTCACGTTTCGTGAGCTCGATAGGGGTCCTCAGGCGGTTCTTGTCGCCTTGGAAACCATACTCCCAGATGTAAGCCCACTGAGGCTTGATCACGTCGCCGCCACTGTATAAAAACACAGTATATTTCGAGATAAGCTATCGTCGTCAAGATCGGGGAAATGGGGGCGGACGATGTGCACAAATTACCGAGCGCCGCACGAGGACTTCGAACTCCGCGAACTGCGGATCGAGCCGTTCAGCGACCTGTACCGCGATTTCCCATGGAAACCTGAGATCTACCAGGACTATGACGCTCCGATCGTCGCGAATGTCGACGGACGGCTCAAGCCGTTGATCGCTGGCTTCGGCTTCTGGCCACGGGCGCTTCAGAGGGCCAATATCGAGAAGGCGAAGGAGCAGGGCCGCAAGCCGCCGATCATGCGCAGCACGATGAACGTGCGAGACGACAACCTTGGGAAGTCACCCCTATACGGGCCGGCGTGGCGCGCCGGCCGCCGCTGCCTGATTCCGGCCGACTGGATTTACGAGCCTTGCTACGAGACGGGGACGAACGTGTGGCACCGGATTGGCCTGACCGACTGGAAAACGATGTGCGTCGCCGGCATCTGGCGGACGCTCCAAGATCCGGACGGCGCTGAGCATCATACGATGTCGATGATCACTGTGAGCGGTGAGGGGCACCCGATCTTTTCCCGAATGCACAAACCTGGCGACGAGAAGCGGGCCGTTGTGGTCATGCGGCCGGACGACTGGGAGGAATGGCTGACGACGTCGAATGTCGAGGCGGCGCGCGCGATGCTGCAGCTCTATCAGGCAGATGAAATGGTCGCTGAACCTGCCGTCGCGGTAGCTACCAACGGCAAAACGAATCAGGCGTAGTAATGATCCGGGCGCAAGCGAACACCCGGTTCCGGTTTGAATCCATCAGGCACCGAATAAATGCCTTCGCGGAGCATGACGGCTTCCAAGATGTCGCCTTGAAACTTCTGATCAATAGACCACACTTGCTTCTGATCCAGCGCTTCCAACACCGTTAGTGTTCCATCGATCAAGTGCTGGATTGCCTTGCCGGTCGTTGGAACGGCTAGAAGTCGGACCAATTCATCGGACAAGTCAAAGGTCGACTCGTAAACGAGAAATACACGATCATTCACAACCGACACGAACAACTTCGGGCCATCGGCCTCATACAGGACATCGGATACTGGCAAGTCTCCGAATTGGCCGGGATCGTCTCGCTTTCCTACCGCAGTCCACATGGCGCTCTCCCCACGTTCAAGTGAACAGGGATTCTCGATTTATACCATCTGCCGGCCACCACGTGTGATGGGAGTTCGGCATTCGCAAAGGGGCCGGATGTGCGGGAGTATGCGCAATAAATCCGTCGGTCTGCGCAAGGTCTGCCTTGGCAATGAAATTTCCGCCGCCGTTCGGCTGCATCTGCAACAAATGCTGAGCGTCTGCAATGCTAGTAAAAACACTCAGGCCATGGCTTTTGCAGGCGGATGTCGGATTGTTGTGAAGCAGTGGGCGCCCCTGCTCAGCGTACGATTTCATGTCCGCGTCAGTTGGCGGATTGCTCTGAGTCACACGAAAGACCGTGTCGTTGTTGCACGACCGTACACCTCGCATGGTGTGAGGGCATCCAGACGGCAGTGTGGAGTTGTTGGTCATTGTTGGAAATTTGGTCGACGTCTACCTTGATCGAGTATAGCCAGTCAATTTTGTACGCGAGGGCGTGTATACCCGGAACGTCTTCGCGTTCGCTTACACCGGGGGCTTTGAACAAAACCGATCAGAGATGCCATCAAAATTTGCTGAGAACGGTCGAATTGATCTACGTCGCACAAGATAGTGCGGGGGCTCTTATTTCAATGGCCTATTGCAACCCTTTGACTTTTCATGTAAATGCATAATTCCTGTGATTCCTGTCGTCGTGGGTTCGAGCTCCGTTGGAGGATCGTTTCTCGGTGCGCATGTCTGGCGACGAGGTGGCGCGCGCGTTGCTTCAACTCTATCCTGGTGATGAATTCCTTGTCGAACAAAAGTGATTTGTCGCCCGATGGCTCCAAAGTCGGTGGATTTTCCGGTCTGTTATGACTGCTTTAAGCTGTAGTCAAAGAAATATGGGATTTTAAAATCTTCTATTTTTTCCATGGGAAATTTTCGCGAAGTTTTTAATTTAAGTTTCATTGATGGAGGGGTATCTATTTTTTGAAATGATGAAATGAATGCTCCGATGCACTCGCTTATAAATATAGACAATTTATCTGTTATCGTGACGGCATCCTGATACATGGTCTCTACGCCGTGCTTCCAGTCACCGCTACCGCTTTGCATGTAGTATGCCATTTCTGCAATCTGGTCTGCTGTCTCGAAGAAGAAGTCGCCCATGGCCATTCCAGTAAAAACAACGAACGGATCCTTGGTGTTGTTGATCGCGTTGAGTGTATTCCTCCATTCGGCAAGAGGGGAGTAGTGCATTCCATGCTTATTTCTGGCATCTTTTAGCCATTTGCAGTCGGATATGGCTGATGAAAACTCTTTTCTAAATTGTTCGCCATGCCCGGGTTCCATTTCTGGAAAGCATTTTAATTCAATGAAGTTTTTTATTTCTTTCGAATGAAATATTCTCTCTTTCGCCTCGTATATCTTGGAGAGAAGGAGGCGAGTCATGAAGGTTGTTTGGCAAACGGCGCCAGATCGCTCGAGGGGTGGCATATCTAGGTGAGGATGGCAGCCGTGAGCCAATCGCTGCAGAATCATTGTTTCATTGAAAATGTGTCCGAGAATAGCAAGAGCATACTGGTCTTCGATTGAAATGGAGCGCCACGCATCTCTCGGGAGTTCTACCTTCGTGATCTGATAGGTCAT